TGGCGAGCCGATTAAAGGCAAGTGGGACTCCACAATTCAATTAGCTATTGAAATGGGAGAACTAGAAGGTGAAGCAAAAAGTCGCTTCTTTTTCCATGATAAATGTATTAGATGCTCACCAAGTAGAGCGCAACATATAATTCACTCAGAATTTGTGCCTGTCAAAGATCGTAGAGAGCAGTATAATAAGTATTTTTGGGACAAGTATGAAAGAGTTAAGTATGAGAAACTATATACTAACGCATGGGTAAGGTTACAAGAGAAGTATAATCCAACTTGGAAAAAGTAATGAAAATGATATACGGTAAAGCATCGAACAGGTTAAACGAATTAAAAACTCACGTTCCTTCTGCTAAAAGAGAATTCGACTCTCTAATCAATAGTATAGCAAGTTGGCAAAATTGCTACACGTTAAAGATGGAGGATAAATTAGTTAAAGATTTAAGGAAGCTGAGTAAAAAGTGGGAACACAAAGCAGCAAAATCTGCTGGTTGGTTTGATAAAAAAGGTTAATCTCGATTGGTAAAAATAATTTTTATGAGTAGCAAGAAAAAACAGACTGAGGAAAAGCCAAGACGGTCTTATACGTTAAAGATATACGTTGACAATCACGTTCCTCCTCCGAGAAATGCGAGAAAAGGTCACAAGTGGTCGATAGGTTTTGATGACCGAGGATACTATTGGACTAAAGTCGTATCGGCAAACAAAAGAGAAGAAGTGGTAGAGCAAGTTCTTTTATGGTTTCGCAATAATAAATGCAGGGCGAAAAAACGCTCCCCAAATGGCGGAATGAATACCGCTTTCAAAGATAAAAAAATTGATGAAGTTGCAGTAGTTTTTGATGACTATAATGAAGTGTTCTATAATGATTTTATTAAAAGTCAGTTACCAAAGTATAGATTACTTTCTCAAGAGAAGATAGATGAGCTAATTGACAAATCGAGAGGTCAGCTTGAGCAAATTGTAGATTTTGAAAATCATGTTTATGGTTGTATTCGCTGGAATAGGAAGTTTAGGAAAGCTAAACAATGGAAAGAAAGGTTTGAGAAAACTCCTACTCAATTTTTATACAAAGAAGTTAAAACTGGTGCTTATTGGGCGAAGATACAAGTTCAGCCTCAAGTTACAGAAGGAACAGAGATCAAGTATCTAGGAGCAGAAAGAAAAGGTTCATTTTGGATTAAGCCAAAATGGGAAACTAAAGCGGGTAAAAGAGTTCAAACTAGCAAACGAAAAATGTTCAAGTTGAAATCGGTTGAGTTTTTTAAGGCAGCGCAAGAGGCTAGAAAACTTGCTGATGAGTATAGGGAAAAGCTAGATAAGCAATATGGCAAAAATCGGAGAGGTCATAAAAAAGTTATAGTAAATTAAAATTTAAGTTATGTATATTATACTATCATTAACACCAGACAGAAGTGGCTACCAAGGTCAGGTAGCGTTGAATACCGAAAGAATCAATGGGTTCAAAGAGAACTGCTATCACGATATCGGAGGCAACGTAGAAAAGGATTTAGCAGGATATCCTCAGACTTATACAGAAGTATTGATGAAAGGTGCTATCGTTTCCGTAACAGAACCGATTCCAACTATACTTGAGAAGATTAAAGAAGCTAAACTAAAACAGTTATGACTATAAACGGGAAGAAAAAGACTCCAGAAGATTTATGGAAGTGGATTACTTCTGGCCCAAAAGATATAAGAAAAAAAATGTATGCAAAAGGCGAAATGGGTCTTAAAGATAACCGAGTAGAAAAATGACAGGAAAATTAAAAATTTTATCTTTATCAAAAGATATAGAGGGACTGAAAGCAAAGAGAAGTTATTCAGACGTAAACATACATTTTAGAGACTTAAACAGTCATACTCTGACACTAAAGAATAAAAAAGAATATATCTTGTGCATTACAGCAACGTCGATTGAAGCAGAATCGCTTATGATTGAAGGCGATGTATGGACAAACGGCGAAGAAGAATGGCGAGCAGGAACTATATTTGAGTTTAGATTTTATCCTACTGGTAAATGATAGATGTCCTAGATAAGCATATAGATGCCCAACTCGAAACGTATAAGTCTGACAGACATGAGAATAGCAGTAGCAAAGGAATGTCTCATATACGAAGATTATTCAAAAGAAACTATAACGAGAATCACCAAGGCATATTTAGCTCAAATCAAAAGAGACGGCAAAGAAGTGATAGATTGGAGGTATGGCAATATCCCGACTCAGACACAAAACGCAACTAAAGTTCAATTTGAGATAGAAAAATTAAAAAAAGAATGGCACATTTAATTACATTACATACAGCAGGAAAAGGCGAGGAAATCGTTTTTAACTTGGACACAATGGTTTCAGCGGAGCGTAGCTACGATTATACTGCGATTCAAACTCGTTGGGGATTCCAAAACGTGAGAGAAACCTTGGAGGAAATCATGGAGAAGTCTAGGAAGTCAAGTCTTGACAATATGCCCGAAAGCAAGTAGACTGTTCTATGTTATGAACATCTTCGCTACTGACGAAAACCCGATAATCGCAGCTAGAAATTTGTGCGATAAGCATATCAATAAAATGATTGTGGAGTCTGCACAAATGCTGGCAAACGGTTTCTCACTTGAACGCTTGGCTCAAGATGACGTTCCTCGCAACCAGAAGGGGCAACCTCGCACTCACGGTTATAGTAAGCATCCTTGCACGTTATGGTGCTATGAGACTACTGGCAATATGGAGTGGTTATGTTCTCATGCTTTAGAAATGGGTAATGAGCGTAGATATCGTTGGCCTGACAGAGCAAAACACTTCTCACTAGAATTCATTTCATGGTGCAGGGATAACATATACGACTCCCTCGCACCGATTGGAGAGCTTACAGATTTCTCTGTCGCAATATCTCAAGATATGAGTTGCCGTCAAGTTGATGGATTCAATGACCTTTCATCAATCGACCAGTATAGATTTTATTACAGAATGGATAAACCTTTTGCAAAATGGACAAAAAGAGAAAAACCGAGTTGGTTCTAACACCTCACGATAAACTTCTAATCAGATGTTTCAACAAAGATATTATCACAATGGGAGGACTCACAAACAACGTAGTCAATATGATAAGTAAGCATGGAATGAAAAAACTCATCACTTTAGCTAAATGACAATACTAATACCAATAACAATCGCACTAATCGCAGGATACTATTTTGTTAAATGGACAAGCGAAAAAGCCTAAAAACTTATTTTTTTTCAAATTTTCTAAACTCAGGACGTTTTAATATGATTGTAAACAGAAAAACAGGACTACCGAGGGTTCAATGGGAGAAAAACGGTATGATTCAAAGGAATCCGACCATTTCACCAGAGGACGTATTTGATAAATGCTCGACTGACCAGTTTCCAGAGGGAGCGTCAGTCAGGATGACAAGCCAGAAGAACGGTCATGCGACTGTTTACTTTAAATCACCACTCAAAGAAAAGAGTTGGGGCAACGGTCAAAAGTATTGGTATTGTGATTCAACTCTGAAGGTAACATTACCAATGATTTCAGCATGGCCTAAAGGCAATCCACACACACGCACTTTTTCCTATACTGGACAGTTGCCAACCGATTTTACTCTTGATGAAATGAATGCGGTGCTAAAATACGTCAGAGGGCAAGTCCAAGAGATGACGGGAAACACTCATATTGTTATTAAAGACGACAAACAAAAATTATTCTCATAATGGCTAAATCAACAACAACGAGTAAGGTTACTTTCGGTAAAGGTCGAAAGAAGCGTAAAGGAATCCACGCTAAAACGAAGTCATCGTGGAATCATAAAAGTAAAAATTATAGGAAGCGTTACAATGGGCAAGGCAGGTAAACATGACGGGATAACTATTTGTGGGTTTTCCGTATCAATTTACGAGTTACCCAAGCATTACGAGGCTCAGTTTATATATAAAGAGCCAAATGATATGGATGCTAGAATCAAAAGGTCGATAGACTATTTAGGGGAGGAAGGTTTCTTCAAGCCTCATAAGAAGATAAAAGCAACTGCAATTCACCTTTCAAACAGTTATCCATCAGATAATCCAAGCGATGAATAAAGAAGATATTATTAAAAAGATAAAAGAAGATACTGGATGCAATGATTATGAAGCTGAAAGTATTTTTGAAAGAGCATTAGATGACGGTATCGTCAAGAGGCACTTAAATTGGAATTTTATTATCACTATGTTAATATATCTTTTGGTGCTAATGACTGGAGCATGGGCTTTATGGAGGCATCTATGATAAAAAACATATTTCTCATTTCATATTTTTTATTTTTTTGCGGTTGCCAATCGAATCGGCACTTAAATCCTGACAATTATGTCTATTATGTGATAGATATAAACGGGACAGAACCCGATGCAGAGTTTAATGATAGGAAAGATGCCAAGGATTACGTTGAAAAGTATAAGGAATTTCATACATACAGAATAGTAAAAGCACAACATTATACAAATCAGAATTAGTTATTATGGATGGATATAATCAGTCATCAGATTTTGGATTAGGTATTTTATCAGTTCTTCACCGAGCAGACCAAGAGATTGAGAAGCTCAAAAAAGGTCGTGTTAATACTAAATCAAGGTATTGGAAACCGATTAGGAAGCAGGAATACGAGACAAGTAAGGTTGGAGTGAGGCAAACAGCATTCTCAGGGGGTCATTCAAGAGGTATTTACGATGAGTGGAGTAGAGCTTTTGAGTGGTTTTGTAATCAAACAGTTAATACAAAGGGGCAAAAAGTGAATAGAAACGCATTAAAGCAGTATCTTTTCAATAAGGAGAAATTTGCAGGGGGCAAAGAGGTAAAACCCAATGAAGATTAGAAAGGCAGTAGGTTATATCATACAAGAGCAGCGAGAGTTAGAAGTAGACTTTATACTCGATAAGACTCAAATTTCAGAAATCGTTAATTCTTTTTTTGACAAGATGGAATATGACGAGAGAAGAAGATGGATTTTTGATAATGTGCCAGAACCTAATGCGGTTTTAGTGGACGATGAGAAGGAGGGAGAACAGCCTCCTTTTTCACCTTTGAGTTAACTTTTTTTAGAAAAATCTAATCAGTAATTTAATATATATACAGTATGGCAGAAGATACCAATACTCAAGATGGAGCGGGGCAAGCACAACAGCAGTTGCCGCCGCTATTTAACGCTACGTTGGCAAAGTTGTCAGCCGATAGGGAAGAAGCACTAGCAGTTTTAGAAATGCTATTTAATCGTTCAGTTGGATTGGGCGACCATACTAACGTAGTCGAGGAAATCACCAAATGGTCAGAGAAGCTCGCAAATGCGACAGGGACTATCCAAGTCCTATCTCAGACATTTGGACAGCAGGGACAGCAAGCTACGGGGCAAGACGGCCCACAAGTAGTTGGCGACCCTAATGTAAGCACCGAGGGTTAATATAATTCCCCCCGTTACAACCCACAAAATTCCCCCTTTTCTAGCGATTAGGGGGAGTTTTTTGTTTTTGTAGTTAGTATATATACAAAGGAATGAAAAAGTAGTCAGTTTATATATAGATTATGAGGTAGAGTATATGGAGATAGTAGTAGGATTAACAATAGGGATAGTTTGGCATATAATTGCTTGTAAAAGAAAAAAGGAGCTACAAGATAACTAGATAGATAAAGAATAGTCAATAAAGACAGTATTAAAGTCTAGGTAAGGAAAGGTAAAGAACGGGTCTGAAAGGGTCTGTTCTTTTTTTATTTCTAAAAATAAAGAATAAAACAAAGAACTATTACTCTTTCTTCTTACTTCTCCCTCTATATATACAATACAAACAACCAAACTAAAACCAGTTTAAGTTCAGTATATGTTAAATAAAGCTCAAGCCGCGCCATAAATCTTATTTTTTTGAATTGTGAATCCGATTTTTGCAAATACCGACCTAATTGTGAATGATATTCTGCGAAATACCGAAGTCAATTGTGAATCAGAAAAACTCAAATATGCTGCCCCAGAATTTATCCTAATTTTAACAAATTTTATGCCAATTTTTTTTGTCCAATAAATAATAAATTATGCTAATTTTATCGGCCAAAAATAAATTTTTTTTGCTTTTGCGATATTTTTAATTTTTTTGGACTTGACCTGAATCCCTGTCTGAAGCATACTTAAAGCGGATATGAAAACCAAAGGTGGTATTACATACATCGGAGTCTCATTGGGGGAGTTGAAGAAATACTTTACTGATGATGCTGTTATTCACGTTTCAAAGAAATTCTTAAAATCTTATGAGATGATTTCTGGCGTTGAAGAAAAGCCACAAGGCATTTCAATAAACATCGTAGACAAATCTTCTGATAAAATTACTGCACCAGTAAATGAACCAGTAAAGGAAGATGCACCTGCTCCTATCTCGATAAATTCTTTCGATGGAGACTGGTAAAAAAATAAAATTTATCTTTTTGGGGGCTTGACAACGCCCCCAGATTGATTTAATATGTTCTCTGTTATGACAACTACTACTACATTATTCCCTAACGTAATCGGTCAGCACCCTGCCAAGCGCAAGTTTGAGTTCTACATCAAAGCGTTTGAAAGAACAGGGGTTGTGCCGAATATCATGCTTACTGCTCCTAAAGGTGCTGGTAAGACTATGCTGGCAAGGGCATTTGCTCGTAATCTCATCATGGAAGATACCATGAAGCCCAAGAGATATATTGAGATAAATTGCGCTACAATAAAAAATCTCAAACAATTTGTTGAGATGATAATGGTTCCTTATATGCAGAACATGGACGCTACTTTCTTATTTGATGAGTGTCATATGTTGCCCAAGGACGTTACAATGGCACTTCTCACTATCACCAATCCCAATAAAAATAACTTTAATACTTTTAGTTATGAGGGAACTGATATTGATATTGACTTCAAAAAACTCACGTTTTTGTTCGCCACTACCGAACCACAAGAGGTATTCCATGCTTTGATTGACCGCATGGAACGTATCGACTTGGACGATTATTCCTACGATGAACTGGGACAGATTCTCCAATTAAATACTGAGAATATAAAGTTCTCTGGTGATGTAGTCTCTACTTACATTGCCCCTGCTCTCCGAGGCAATGGTCGTGCTGCTCAGAAAATGGCAACGAATATTATCAGTTATTGTGCTGCTAACAGGACAAAAACATTCAAGTTAAAAGATTGGCATAATCTTTGTGACGTATTAGATATCCTCCCATTCGGGATGAATAAGACTGAACTCAAGTATCTGAGAGCATTGGCAAAGCATGGTTGCACTCGTTTATACAACTTGGCCGCCAAATTACAGATGACTCGTTCAGCTATTCAATCAGATGCTGAAGTCTATCTGCAAAAGCTCAATTTTATTGACGTTACCCCACATGGTAGGCAGTTGACTATTGCTGCGAAAGAAATGTTTGATAAATTTCCAGATTTATTAGATAAATAATAGATGACCGCATACTATATAACTGTATGAGAAATACAACGTATCGTGTTAATGTAACTCAAGAGGGCAATTCTCTCACCGTGGATTCAGTAGAGAAATTGCGTAAGTTTAACCAGCATCGCAGCGAGTGGGAGTCGGTAGCAAAGTCTACCTTCTCCGTCTCAAATAAAGATGCGACAACGCTCAAGTTTTCAAAGAAACGAAAGCGTAAGTAGAATCCCCCCTCAGTAGTAGTCCTCATAACACACTACTTCCCCCACTCGAAAGAGTGGGGGATTTTTTTTTGCCTGTTAATGCGAAATTGCCAAATAAAGCTTGCGAAATAATACATATCTGCTATAACTATATAACGTTCCATCGAGTGATGATAACGTACCCTGATATAAATCAAATTATTATTATAAGATAAAGAAATAATCGTTACCCAATAAAATTGAAATAAGGGAGGGCATGTGCGTGCCTTCCCTTTTTTTATGATTGTAAATAAGTGATTGCGAAATAATGAATGCGAAATAAATAAATAACAAATAAAGGGGGTATACAATGTATATACAATGATGCTAAAATCTTATGAGAATAAAATTCATTTAAAAGTCGTAAGTCATTGACTATCAAGCACTTACGTCGGCGGCGGGGGGGCGCCGCAGCCCTAAGTCACTGGCTATCAACGACTTAGGTACATTTTTAAATCACAACGTGGGCACGGTGTCAAGCAAAACAAAAATTTTATTTTTATATTTTTTGGGTTGACGGGGAACGTTTTTTAACATAGGATTAACGGCGTTATGACAAGGCATATTGACAAACTACGGTACACGGAGGCATACGGCGAACAGGGTCACACTTATACTTTTACTGGCCCATGTATAGTCACGGGGGAGGAGTACAGCGTCACGGTTAAAGGGCCGGAACTTTTTAAGATGCGGCAAAATGATAGCATGATGGAATTAAAGTCATTAGATGCAGGCGACAGGGAGTTTTTGATTTCTGGAACCAGCCCGAAAGGATGGGACAAACTTTTTTCATAAAAATTATTTTTATGGGTTGACTTGAACCAGTAAACAAAGTATTATTTTTCTCAGTTATGGCACTACTTAAATTCACATTTGAAAACGCAAAGCTGAAAGGCATTTGGCATTACTCACTACCAAGCGGCTTCACTTGCCCCGGCGCAAAAAGTTGTTTGACTTTCGCGGATAGGGTCACGGGTAAGATCACCGACAAGCAAACGGCGGTTGATGGCCAGAAGTTTCGCTGCTACGCTGCAATGGATGAGGCTCGGCGGCCTAATGTTCGCAAGCCACGTTGGGATAACTTCGATTTGTTAAAAGGTAAGACTATTAGCCAGATTGTCAAGTTGATAGTTGAGAGCATAAAGGAAACCGGATTGAAGCGGGGCGGGACGTTGCGTGTCCACATCGGCGGCGATTACTTTTCTCAAGTTTACTTCAACGCATGGATGAAAGCAGCAAGTTTCTTTCCTAACATTATCTTTTATTCCTATACCAAAAGCATCAAGTTTTTACTGGACTACATTAAGAAAAACGGCGGCTTGCCAAGCAATTTTGTTTTTACCTGCTCGCGTGGTGGAAAGTATGATAATTTAATTCCCTCGACAATGGTTAAAAGCGCAAAGGTGTTTTTCTCCACCGATGAGGCGAAGGCTCTCGGTTTGGATATCGACCACACCGACGACTTGGCAATCTCTGGTTCGGATGATTTTGCTTTGGTGATTCATGGAAGCCAGCCAGCAGGGAGCGAAGCAAGCAAGGCACTTTCGGCGAATAAGAAAAAGGGCTTTACAGGCTACAATAATTCTGCAACACTTGCCACCGCATAATGGAAAGTCTTTGGGTCGTGGCCGGTTTGGTTATAGGTTTTATACTATGGATTAACTCACAACAACCAAGAGAATGAAAAACAAAATCGAGTATGTAATGCAACAAGAGGGAGAGAAAAACGTGATTCTCGGAATCCGTGGTAACGATAGGGATTTAATCATTCGACATTACTGGGATTTTTGGAATCACGAAGCGACATCTTCAGAGGACATAATCTGGGCGAATGATGTAGTGAAACCCTATTTGGGATATTTTTGGACTACTAAAACAAAACTAAAAAACGCTTTGGTTAATATGACTTTTAGCTCTCTACTAAATTGTGAGAATTTAAGTCAGTTCAAGGGGTTGAAGGGTGGCGCGATGCCTTTCGCTAGGGACTACGCCAAATTGAGATATGACGACATTAAACCCGTCAGATTTCTTATGACAAAAAACAAATATGATTTTTACAGCTTGGGAAAGATAACAGCAGAAAATTTAACTGATTACGATGCAGCAAAATAATAATACTGACACACACCAAACGGAGGAGGCTTTCGGAGTTCCTCAGGATCAATTAAGAGGATTAATATCTTCAGTAAATCAGGGATATAAAACTTTTTGTAAAAAGAAAAAAAACGCCTTGGGTAAAAAATGTGACCGAAGGCACATGATGCCAAATAGTGAGCGTTTATATAATCAGAATTTTGCCAACCCAAATAAAACTGATTAAATAATTATTAAATAATAACGGCGCGGGGTAGCCAAGTGGTAAGGCAGGTCTCTGCAAAAGACCCATCGTCGGTTCGATCCCGATCCTCGCGTCCATCTTCAAAACATACGTAAGTCATTGACTATCAACGACTTAGGCGCGCAGCGCCCCCCCTCCGCCGGCGTAACCCATTGATAATCAGTCACTTAGGGCCTTTTTTCTGTCAAGCTTTTTTAATCAAAAAAAATCCCCCTCCCTTGCGGGAGGGGGTTGATGGTGTTCCCCTTAGTTCGCGGCCAGATCGACCACGGTGGCAGTCTTCTGCTTTTCAGGAACCTTGGAGGTCAGCTTCTTAAAGAAGGCTGGCTCGCGGGTTGCCTTATGCAGATTGCCAAGCACGTTCCGGTTAGAGCGTGATGACAGCTCAAACCGATGTTCCTGAACCTCGTGGGTGAGGTGTTGCGTGACCGCGTTGTACAGGTTGTACATATTGCGATCATGTGCCACGGCGTCATGGCCCGACTCGATCCGAAAAGACTTGTTAGTCCAGATCGGCGCGATGGAATCCTTGAGGGACTCAGACAGAACTTTTTTAATGACAAGATTGTCAAGAATCAGTTCGCCTTGCTCTTTGGACAGTTCAAACTCCCTCATTTTTTTGAAGACGTTCACCGACTCGCGGTATTTGTCCATGCACTCATTCAGCGAATCCGTGATTGAGTCGAAACTCAAACGGGTGCTGTGACGTTGGCTCAGGCTGGTATCGTTAACCATTGTGACCATGCCATTGCTGCAGATCTTCCGAAGAAGACCAAGACTCCAACTCAAACCACAACTCCGGTCAAAAGAGTTGTTGAGGGTCAGGCGCATCGAAACGATGTCACCGACGGCTACCTCCTCCTGCTGGCCGGGGAAGTCGTAAACCCCATAAAACCGCGCCCCATCACGGGTAGCTAGTTTTTTGGATTTGAATTCACCGAGGTTGCTACCACGAAGGGCTTCCTCGACCTTTTCAACAACGACTCCGTTGTTGACGATTTCGTACTGCTTAGTGCTAGTACCCAGACAGACTCCATTGTCTGTGCGAAAGTTCCCGAAGATGGGGGACTTTCCGACCACTACCGGTCTCTGCTTGTGATCATACAAGGGGCGTTGTTCCACCTCGTAATCATACTCGCGAGAGTGTAGCGTCTCTTTTGGTATGGATTGTTTTCTGCTCATAACATTTTTAGTGCTTCCTCAGCACGCATTTATATTCTCATAATCTGGCCACCGGGTCAACCCTTTTTTTGTAATTATTTTTCTTTTTTTTATGCTTGACTTTTCTGAACGAAACTCCGACAAGGTCCATCCTAAGTCATTGGTAATCAAGGACTTAGGGCCGCGGCGGGGGGGCGCCGCCGGCGTAACCCACTGACTATCAATAACTTACGACAAAAAAAACCCACGGCGTTGGCCGTGGGTTAGTGTTATGAAGAGACGTATAGATGTCTCAGGAGAGTGAAGCCCTCGCCTTGGTAAAACCCGCTAGGGTAGAAAGTATAAAACCCCTAACGGTAAAACCCAAGGCAAGGGCGACTTGAAGGAAAGGAGGAACCTTCAAGCACCTTTAGGAAGTAACCAGCTCCCTAAAATTCTCAGAAAATTTGGCTTTGTGAGATAGCGGTCAACTTCTTTTTGAGTAGCCAACCGAAGGTGTTCGGCGGGAATCGCTTTCTGATTCTTTCCGTGTCTTTCGGTGACAACTCTTGATTTGCTGAAGTTGTTTGAGATTACGCGCTCAACTTTTTTTGTCTTTGTATTGTAGTACAACGAACCGTTTCTTATCTTGGTAAGTTTCATAACTGAGAAAAGTATGCCCCACACAGGGAGCATTGTCAACATGAAAAAAAACAAAAAAAGGGGTTGACCATTCACAAAAAGTATGATTAAATTATCTCCGTTATGAGGAAGTACATTCCATGGGAAAAGGCAGAGAGCTTCGCTCCGGATCGCGTCAAGGTGTATCGCAACCTCACTTACAAGTGTTGGACTATATGCGATGCGAAGGATGGCAAGCTATATTGTCATGCGGATAGTGTTGACTTGCGTGATTGCAAGTTTCGGGTGCAGCCAGCAGGCCGCGCAAGAGTCTTGAAGGAGCGGCAGAAGAACGTCCACGCTTACGTGGTCGGAAAGTTCCACGATGTGAACTTCGAGCAGGCGCACTATATGCCTCGCGGCTACAAATTCGCGCAGGCTTTCTACAATCCTTATAGGGTTGAAACGTTTGTGAATTATCACAATGGCACGCCGCTATATGAAGCGGCACGGGTTGTCTGCAAAAAGGCAGCAGACGGGGCAATGAACATTTATTACGCTTGACAGCGTACCCTGTCTAATATATAGTTATCAGCAGTTAAGGGAACAACATGAATCAGAATCAAATGGATGATCATTGGCTGAGGCCGCGAACAAAAGCGGGAACTGAAGAGATGCGGAAAAGACTCAAAGCTATGAGGTTTATGCTGGAAGAAGCAGCGGCTCAAAGCCTAGAGGGCCGGATAGCTTCTAAGGTATTCAATGAATACTTTTCTTTCGAGTGGGAGGATGTACCATCCCTAGAAGAAAAAAAAGTAGATTTAACGAAAAAGGTGGTTGACACCGCTGCCAGTGTGCAGTAAGATGAGTTTTCCCTTCGGGGACTTGTTAATATAACTTGTATATCTGTCTCCCTGTTAGTGGAGGTTAACTAACAAAGGTTATAGTAGTCGCACCTTCAATTGTATTATTGTTGTGTTTCATAGTAAAGGGAGTCAGACTGGGCTGACTTAAAACAACCCAGACGCTTTTTGAAAATTTGAGTTGACGGAGTTAAATACCCCTGCGAGTTTCCGTACATTTACTCGTGCCCGTTTTACTGCTGGTGGTGCGGCAGCAACTCATTAATTTCCCTTCTCGACGGAGAAGGGCGGTGTGACGGAATTAATCTCTCCCAAGGAGATAACGTAGCACCTGCGGAAGTACCAACGGCTAAGTGGTTGAGGGAAAACGTGGGTGAGTCCGAAGTAGGTTGATAAGAAACTTTGTTTCTCGGGAACCGAAAAGGTGTTGGTAAACAAATAATCCAACCACCATTTTTAATTTATAACAATGAAAACTAAACACGCCCAAAGAAAGGCAGAGAAAAGAAAGGCAACCCGCAGCCTTAAACTTGATGCGGTCAAGACTCGCGACATAATTGTCCGTGGCTTGAAGCAAGAAGTTAAAAGAGACTTTCGTCGCTGGAAAAAGAATCATGCTGGCAAGGTTGAGATAATTTCTCATATTAAAAAATTGGAATCGCAGGTTAATCAAATATTCTCATAATGATTTGCTATGAGTGTGGCATCAAAGCCCAACGCAAAGAAACAAGATCAGCCAAGAAAGAAAGCCGCGATCCTCAAATAACTATTAGATGCGGCACATGGCGTAAAGGTTCATGCGATAAGTGTAAGAAAAAAAGAATTCATGTAACAGAAATTTCTGATTTTATTCTGATTAAATAAGAAGTAAATAAGGATTAAATAAATAACAAATATTGTTAAATTCTTTTAATTTCTGAGAAAAAAATTATTTTTTTGAAAAAAATTCTTAAAAAGCACCTAAGTCACTGGTAATCAGTCACTTACGACTCCGGAGGGGGGGCGCCGCAGCCGTAAGTCATTGGTATTCAACGACTTAAGGTGTTTTTTTTGTCAAGGTTTTTTAGCCTTGATAGCGGTAGGCTCCGAGCAGGTCGCCGCCCCAACCGTGGGCAACGGTGCAGCCGTCCTCTTCCAGAATCCAAGGCCACATATTGTCATCAGCCTGCTGGGCCAACTCCAAAGCCTTGTCCATTGCCGAATGGTCAACACCGGCTTCATTGGTGAATTCCTTGCTGCTCACCCTGTTGGTGTCCTCGTTCTTCCAGTACAATGTATATGTCCTCATAACGGAATTATCTTATCACAAGTTCAGAAAAAGTCAACAGGTTTTTTTAATTTTTTGACAAAAAAAAGCCGCCCCGAAGGGCGGCCTAGGTAACCCCGTTAGGAAAGTTCCTTGATTTGGGCCTTGACGGCGATGAGTCGCGCCGTTTGTTTCGCGATCTCGTCGCGGGTCACGGAGCGGCGTTTGTCGTAATCCTGAAGCTCTTCGAGCTTCGCGGTGATGTCGCGCAGATCACTCTGCAACTCGTCGAGCTTTTGCTGCTTGACGTTGTCCACCGGCTTGGCCTTTTCGGCTTTGGCTTTCGCCTTTTCGGCTTTGGCTTTCGCCTTGGCCTCAAGCTCATGGGTTGGAAGCTCTCTGGCGATCCTCGCGAAGTACGGATTGGTTTTCGCGCTGGATTTGCCGTTGAGCTTGGCCTCGGTTTGGTGTCCGCGTTGTTGAGCGCACTTCACCGCAAAGCCCTTGATGGCGAGGTTAATCGCGTCAAGGTTAGTTGCTTTGCCCGACAGTAGGTCGCTGATTACGTTGCTCAGCATGATTGAGTCGTCAGCCCTGTTCATTCCGTTATTGGATTTTTTCATTTAGTTTTGTCCTTTCGTTTTGTGTTAGCGTTACGCTAACGGGGTTAATGCCACCACCTACTATTCGCAGTCGAGCTATAACTCAAACTCTGCATGCTGCATCCGGTGGCTTTTATGTACGCTCTCTTGAGTTTAAGAAGATTTCTGTGATCTTCTATCATCTCTTGAGAAATTTCTTTACTACTTACTGAAAAACCTTCTTGTAAAAACTGGGCTTGTATTACAGATTTTACATAGGAGTCTTCAAGATTATCTCTGCATTTTTGACCTGCTGCTATACTCTGGTCTCGATACTTATTTTTTTGTTCTTTTGTTATCAACTCCTCCCGATAATGTTTATCAAAGCATGATTCCTTGCAATATGCGCGGGCTTGACCGCCGGGAATTATAGGTTTCCCTTCCGCATCCCACCAACTGATAAAACTAAAATCTTTTTTGCAGCCAATACAGTTATGAGTAAACTCTCTTTTTGTTATATCTTTTGGAATGTATGGCCAGTTCTTAATTGAGCCATATTTTTTATTCCAAACACCTTGGAACAGTCTCCAGCCGTGTTGACATTTAGCGTTTTTGCATACTTTTTGCCTGTTGCCATACCTTCGTTCAAAGGTTCCTTGGCAGTATGGGCAAGTGGCCGTGGGGTAGTTTCCGTTTTTGTCGTGAGTCAATCTTGGATTACCGTTGATGTCCAGCTTTGGTTTTTGCTGTTTAGCAACTTGATTCCGTCTTGCCGCTTCTTTTCTGCTGCATTTTACAGAGCAAAATTTGAATCGGCTCTTTTCGCTTGGCTTTGATAATTTACCCCTAGTTGTCCACTTTTTCCTTGTTATCTGGTATGTTTTTTCGCAACCTTCAGCCTCGCATACGAATGTATTAGTGACAGTCTCTTTATATTTGTCGGACTTCAGAAAATTCTGGATTTTTTCGCGTGATTTTGCACCAATTCTTTCGGCGGCGATTCTTCGCGCCATTCCCCCATTATTGTCAAAGCAAGTTTTGTTTTCATCTTCTCTGCAATACTTCGCTCCTAGTTTTGGATTTATTTTTGAGCCGCAGGCTTTGCACTTCCTCATAACAGAGATAATCCTAATTTATTCTGGCTGGAGAGTCAACAATTTATTTTAATTATTTTTAATTAAAGACCGATACATTTTTTCACAATTAACGAATGCCATCATCAACATTTTACTTTGGGGCGAGGTTGCGTAAGGATGCGACCAAATGCACAACCAATCTTTTTCTGAAAATTTTCTTTCAACATATGGCTCCAAATTGTGTGCATAGTTGCCGCCACCGTCTCGAATTTCCCAGTCCAAATCATGTGAGCCGCGTCCACTTGTTCTGAGGAAAGTCACGACAACAATTGAACCCTTTGCGCATTGTTCTGTTGATTCTGCCATGCGCGTTCTCGTTGCCGCTCCGCAGTAATCGCGCCAGATAAACATTGGATTATTATAATAATTAAAATCAACCACACCGTTTCGGGGCATTTCAATATTCTGATAAGTTAAAATGTCATCATTCTGGTCAATCATCCTGCTTACTTTTGGTGAGTCGAGATTACGCCAAAATATGTCTTCCTCTTTCTCATAACAAAACAGTTTTGTATTTTCTTGCCTTGCTGTTTTCAATATTTCTTTTTCTTGAGCCCAGACAACATATGGTAACGTAGCAATGGCTTTTGCTTTTTTAGAGTGATACCTTTCAAAGTTTACCCGCAACCCATCAACTAAGTGACGAGCCTTTACCTTTTCATTCTTCTCACTTATCTCTGCCTTGTAGTTTGTCATTTTTGATTGGTTTTAAGCCGAGGGTGGTTAGTCCCCCGGCACAGGAATATATTGGCATAAAAAAACTTTTAAGACAAGGGAAAAAAGTATTTTTTTTGCAATAAAATTATTTTTTTAAATGGGGAAGATGGCACAGAACCTGCACCGGAGAAGGGGTCAAAAAAACGTAAGTCATTGATTACCAGTGGTTTACGCCTGCGGCGGGGGGGCGCCGAGGCCGTAAGTCATTGATACTCAGTCACTTACGACTTTTTTTATTATTTTAATTTTTTTACTTGACAAAAATGCCCCGCCGAGCTCATGAGGACTCGACGGGGCTGCGTTATGAGATTGGGGTCTTATTAAGTGCGACAGCTTCCCCCGTTGCCGTTGTCTAGGTCACTATCATGCCTCCGCACTTAAATTATTATAATTTATAAAACACGTGTTGGCCGATTGTCTTGACGGGCTTTTGACCTTTTGCCCAGTAAGGTAATTTTTTCATCCATGTGGCATGGTAGTGATTAGCGAAGCCAACATATTCGCGGCTTAAAGTTTTGACATTCTTTGCAACGGTGATGGCGTATTTTGCCTGTGGCACTTTCAACAAATGCTCAAGGTCTTTTAGCTTTTTTCCATTCCAACAACTAAATTGCCATTTTTTAAGGCATACCTCCGTGGGAGTTTGTTTTCTTTCAAATGCTCGTTGAGCAATGACAGCACCCACCGCGTACATTCCTTTTTCCCCTTCCCCTCTGGCTTCCGCCAATATAGTAATTGCGACGACTTTTTCCTCACGGGTGAGGCTTTGGTTGCTGTGTGTGTGGGCGTAAGCATAAACAGAGTTAACAATTAAAAACAATTGAAAAACAACAGGTAATAAACAAACTGATATAATTAATTTTCTCATTTTTTTATTCTCCATCCATTGAGGTTGGTTCACCGTGCAGGGCGTTAGTGATTTTGGCCCGTGATTGGGCTAGGTCGTCGGCAAGCCGTTTGCAAGTCTCGCGCATTTCCTCAACTGTTAAGTATGTGGATTTTGCGAGGTGTTCTAGGACTCCTTCAGTCTCGGCGATTGTCACTTGGGCCGTGCTGATTTTTCTTTCGTTTGCGTAGTCAATCATTCTCATAACAGAAAAAAGTATAGTTTAGTTTTCGGGTAAGGTCAACAGTAAAATTGCATTTAATAGCAAAAAAATTATTGTGCAGGTTAGGACGGTCATTTGCTGAAATGGCCGTGATCTTCAAAACATTTGACGATCTCAACGACACGGTGAATGTCACCAGTCAACACCTTGTTTCCGTCAAGGTCTTTCTCTAGCACCACGCTGTTGTGGTATTGGTCAATCATCTCCTGCTCAGTTGTGCCAAGCGGGAAAGTGCAGCCTCCTACATTGTTAACACGGGCCATAAAGTGGTTGCCGGTGTAGGTTGGGTTCTTCTCCACTTTGAAGGTAACATTTAAGAATGGTTTCTTATCTCTCATAACGGGAATTAGTATATCAGAATTTTTTAAAAAGTCAACAACTATTTTCAACTTTTTTTCAACCGCCGATGGCGATCTCGGCGATTGCCTCACGCCATGCGTCACAAGCCGCATCTACGTCGAGCTTGTTCTCGTAGGCCCAGCGAATGACTTCGCCCTCGTAGTCCTTGTCGATGCCACCGAAGCCCAGCTCCCAGTAGTTGCAATGTTTCGTGACCTCGTTGAAGTAGTCTTTGTAATTGTTCATATCTCTCATAACGGAAAACAGTATATCACAGCCTCAGAAAATTGCAAGCTTTTTTTCTCATATTTTTTTATTTTTATTAAAAAAACTTTTTTTAATAATTCGCACAGGTTGGCACGGAAACCCATCGGCAAAACACGCCTTAGAATACGTAAGTCACTGATAGTCAACGACTTACGCCGCCGGCGGGGGGGCGCCGCGCTCCTAAGTGACTGATACTCAAGGACTTACGACTTCAAACAGAGTTTTTTATTTAATCACAAAAAAACCCCGCCTTGGCGGGGTGACTTGGCACGGTTCCTGATTAACCGGCGGCGATCAGCAGGTCAAGGGCAGCGTCCTCGGCGAGCTGCGCGTCAGACTGGCGGCCCATCTCATCCGCGACCATGTCCGCGTCCTGCGCGGCGATGTCCGCCTCGCGACGCTCATCACACCACGCGTTCAACTCAAACTCCTCCTCGCAGGAGAGTTCCATGAATAACGATTTCATCATTCCCATAACAGAAAAAAGAGTAACAGAATCAGAAAAAAAGTCAACGAAAAAAATCAGTTTTTTTCGGGATCCTCCCACACGATTTCCCAATCGTATGGGGAGTTGGACAAGTCACACGGAGCGACCTTGCACTTGACAGCGGACTTGGCCTCACGGGCACAAGTGATAGCAGCCTCAAGACCCTCATGGCTCGGAGCGAACCAGCGAACAAACTCAAGCCGACCAGTGGCGGACTTGACCTCAACGAAGTATTTAGCATGAAACCTCATAACAGAAAAAAGAATATCAGAATCTCAGGAAAAGTCAACAATAAATCTCACTTTTTTTTTCTTTTTAATCCGCGCTTAAACTGCTCCCATGTGGGGCGTTCAGCTTCGGGGATTGCCTTCCATTCTTTCATCTGCGCTTGACGTAGCAGCGCACCACCAAAAGATTTAATATTATCACTCATAACGAAAAAAATTTTATCAGAATTTCAGGAGATTGCAACCTTTTTTTAATTATTTTCCCATGTTCAGCCAAGTGCTGAATGAACGTTGCATGCGGTTGCGTCGAGCTTGGCGATTGAGCTTGCGGTATCGTGCATTCCATTTGTCGGCTGTGCTGTCCAAAACTTTTTTGATTGTTTCTTCGCTGATGTTTAATCCTTTGTTATCTTTCATAGTATTAAAGTATCATAATTTTTTTAGGTTTGCAAGAAAAACTTTTAATTATTTTTGGCATGGTTCCTGCCTAGGTGCGTAAGTCACTGATAGTCAATGGGTTATGGGCGCGGGAGGGGGGCGCCGCCGGCGTAAGTCCTTGGTAGTCAACGACTTACGTACTGGCGTTGGCGTTGGGGGTTACCCCCCGAAACAAGAGGGGCACGACTCAAAAAATTTGCACCAGCACCGGTCATCAGCCTCGGTCTCGGCCTCGTCGAAGCCGTTGGCGACTGTGACGTTGGCGACCCAAGCGTCAGACTGCATTTCGAAAACCTCTTCGCATGTAATGTTATCTCTCATAACGGGGATCAGTATACCACAACCGCAGAAAAGTGCAAGCATTATTTTCATTTTTTTGAAAAAAGTTTTTCTTATTTTTTTTGATTTAGGGCTTGCATTATTCGGCGATTCATGCGACACTATTTCTGTTATGAGGAACTTCCTTATTGAATACAGACCAGCCGTCCACGAGGGACGGGAGAACCTAAAGGGCTTGGTGTTCAACTACACCGTAGAAGTCGAGGAACAGTTTGCCAACCGGCAAAACCCATCCTGCAAAGCCGACACCGTATGCGCTGGCATTACTGCCCGATGCACCGAGACCGGCGAGTGGAAGCGATTCCGCTGGGATTGCATCCTGAGCATGGTGGCCAAGTAGGCCACCTTTTTTTTATCTTTTTACTTGCATTCAACAAAAACTTTTGATATTATTTTTCCAGTTATGAGAGCTACAACAAGACAGCACCTGTGCGATGAGATTGCCGAGCTTGCCGGTGTGCGCGGCGGCCTTCAGTCATTAACCGCCACGACGTGGCAGGACGCCGATTACCTTCGGAACAAAATTAACGAAGCGAATGAGCGTTTGACCGAAATCCAAAACAAGCTGCATGAGGCGACATGGAGCGAAGAAACCGAATGGCTAGACGAATGAGATTTCACGCCCTAACTGATAATACAAACAATTATTTGCCAATGCATGCGGCGAATAATTTTCCCTATGGTGCGCCACCTGTATTAGAAAACAACGTCATGGAATATAACGAACCGACTTGGGACGATGTCCCTGACAAGTTCACCAATTACGATGATGACGCGGCCAAGTGTTTTAGCTGCCGTGGATGGTTCCCGATAGAAGACTGCGTTATTAATCATGACGAGGAACATAAAGCTGTGCCTGTCTGTGCCACCTGTGCGGATGGGCGTATAGTATGTATATAAATTATATAACCACCCCCCCTTTTCTAAAAGGAGATATCTCAGATTTACGCGAGGGCGGCGGGGGGTGGGCAATTTCATTCTCCCCGATCCTTTTTATCTGACTTTTTCAAAAATACGCGAGACAGCGTAAGAATAGTTTTTTCAAAAATACTCAACCTAAGTCTTCTTTTTAGTTCTCTTCTTTCGCTTAGGCTTTGGCCGCTTGATAGCTTTATCTTTTTTTGCTTTAGCTGTTAGGTACTTTTGCGGAATTAGAGCTTTTATAGCATCTTTGGAAGCTTTTTCGAAGTTATAACCGGGCCGCTTACTATAGAATTTATTTTTGTATTGATCTATTAAGGCATGTACGAGCATATGATGGTATTCGCACAGGGGTATAAGGTCTTCCATTGATTCCTTCCCGGGGCCTTTTCTATTTAAGTTGAGATAGGAGATGTGATGTATATGAATTTTGTCCTTGGCCCCGCAAGCGGCACATTCGCGGCCATGGTGAGCAAGAGCTTGAAGTCTCTTTCTTTGCCAAGCTTTGGATTTTAGATACTTTCTATGTTCTTCGGCTCTTCCCATTTATTGCTTTTACTACAATTATCTGTTGCCCATAGAGGCCTTAAGTTTAAATAGTTAAAACACTCCCTCTGAACCTCTTCTTTTGTGAAGTCTTTATTCTTTATGAACCAATCTATAGGTTTATGATGATCTATATGCCATTCGCCATGGTTATCCCAAGACATACCTTCTGAGAAATAGGATTCGATGTGATACTGTACTTGTTCCCAGCTTTGGGCGCCTAACAGGTTAAGTGTCTTTATACTTTTAATAGCGTTAAACCCGTATTTTTTTGCCGCTCCAAAGGCTTTTGAGGTTCTATTTCTTAGTGTTGTAGCTATTTTATATGGAGGGTTTTCCATTCTTTTTTTATGCGACGCCTTTGCTTTTTCTTTACCCTTTTCACTTCTTAAATACTTGTACTGAGCATCCCGCCAAGCCTCTGGATTTTCTTTTGCCCATTCGTGGGCTTTATATTTTTTCCAACAGGACTTACATTCTCTTCTCCTTATATGGGGCTCCTTATTGCTTTTAGGGTAAAAGTCTTTAATATCTAATATTTCGTGACATGTTTTGCACTCCCTGCTAATTTCTCTACCATTGAGATAAATTGATTTGCCAAAACGCGATTGAACCACTTCTTTAACAGGGATGCCTACCGTAAGCATAAAGTCATATTACAACGGCCAAAATATTTTTTCTAAAATCTTTTGAATTCACAGCGGCCAAAGTTATAATACGTTTATGTTGAAAGTATGTACAAAATGCAAAGAGGCTCTCCCTTTATCCGACTTTAGGAAGCAGAGTAGTACGAAGGATGGCTTGAAGTATTATTGTAAACAATGCGATAACGAACTCGCGAAAAGCTACTATAAAAAGAATAAAGAGAAGATTGTCAGTAAAGTTAAGGAATGGCAGGAAAAAAATCCTGAAAAGGTTAAGGGATATAAAAAATCGTACTATGGCAAAAATAGAACTGTACAACCACCAACCATTTCCGAAGACAATACATAGGTGGGGTTGGAACGGGGTTACCCGACTAATTGCCAAACATTTTCATGATCATAGCGCAGAGGTAATGCTTGACGCTATGATCGAGCATACTTTTCACGTAGGGAGAGGTAAAAAAATGGATTTTACTTGTTTTCCCCACATGAAGAAGAAATGGATTAATATGTTCCATAATCCTTGTACTTCGTTAGGGTCTACAGAAACAAGATGGGAGCAAAATATATTTTCTCTTTATGGCAACAAGCACTATAGAGCTTTTATGGAGAATTGTATTGGATTTATTACATTTAGCAAAAGCGCCGCTTTAAAAACTAGAAAATCTCTACATCATTTAGATATTAATTTACCAGTAGGTTTTGTCCATCACCCATCCGAAGAATCTAATATAAAATTCAATTTAGAACATTTTGAGCGCCAAGTAATTCATGTCGGCTGGTGGCTTAGGAATTTTGATTCATTTTTTAGGCTTAAGACTAAATATAAGAAAATTGTATTACAAGGCCCCGGAGAATACGGAATGGATAGCTATTACAACAGTAAGGCTAAATTAAAAACACGACACGAGCAGAATTGCACGCATTTAACCAACGGTTATCTTTCTAACGAGCAATACGATGAAATTATGTCAAAGTCAGTTGTCTTTTTGGATTTGTATGACTCTATTGCAAATAACGCTATCCTTGAATGTATATCTCGCCAAACACCCATCTTAGTTAACCCTCTAGACTCAGTTGTCGAGTACCTAGGCAAAGATTACCCGTTTTATTACTACTCGCTAGATGAAGCGGCGGAAAAGTTAGAGGATGATGATTTACTACAAGAAACCTCTGAATATTTACAAAGCCGCCAAAGCTTGGTAGCTAAAGACAAGTTTGTGAAAGATTTAGACCATGTCTTGGAAACATTTTTAAAATAAGATTTTAAAAAAAATGGATTTTATGTTTTTTCTGTGTAATATCATTTAACATGGGACTTAATTTAAATTATACCAAGGAAGACGGTCAACAGGCTTTTTACTGGAAGGTTAGCCGAGTTGAGAATTGGTTCCAAGGCACTACTGGTCCGGATTACGGCTCCAATATCAACACCTTGGGATTCACGAATGAAACCTATCGAAACCAAGGAGCTCCCTCTGTAGCTGATAATATGTTCAACTGCCCATACTCTGGCGCAGTAGATTATTACGATTACGCAGACCTTACAGGAGTTTCTGGTGAGGTAACTGGAACTAAACGTTTAGGTCCGCCTCTCCCCTCTGATTGGGATTGGGCAGAAAATGGAGTATCCGGTTGGATGCAGCGGAGTGACGATATCAGGAGCGGAGCGTATGTTTGGTTAAAGAACTGCGTACCTTTCTTCTCAGGAGCAACAGACGCATTAACAGAAGGAGAATAATACAATGGGACTTTATAAATCAATTACAACAGACGCTGGCTCAACACTTAATTACTGGGATTTCGGTATCGTTGAGGTTAATACTGCTGCATCAAAAAAAGAAGATCAAAACGCCGTTGTTAACATTTGGGGTTATCATGACGTAGATTATTATAACGCTGGCAAGCCACCTATCGAAAGATGGAACCAATATACTTGTAATATGGTTAGTGGCACCGATCATTATTCTTACATGGATTTGACGGGTGTTAGCGGTGAAGTAACAGGTACAAAAAGACTTGGACCTGCTCTTCCATCTGACTGGAGCTGGACAGCTAATAGTGTTTCTGGTTGGATGGCTAATAGCTCCGATATTCGTAACGGAGCTCAAGCATGGGCTCTTAACTGTGTTCCTGCTTTTTCAGGAGCTGTTGTGACCGGTCAGGTATATCCAGATTAATTCCCAAAAGAAAGTATATAAATTATGAGCAATACAGAAAAAACAGGCGGTAGAGACGTTAATTATTGGAGACGCCGTATGGGTCTCCCCGTAGAAGAAGGAAACGTAGGTGCTGGCACCGACGGAAATGTTGGTGCTGGTAGTTCAGCCCCGGCTCCCGAGCCAGCGCCAGAACCGGCGCCAGAGCCAGCGCCAGAGCCCGTTGAAGACGGTAATGTGGGCGTCGGCACTAGCGAAGGCAATGTCGGCGCAGGTGACGACGATGGTAATGTAGGTGTCGGTACGACTTCCTAATACGTTAATTAAATTAGTTCCTCAGTCGCAGCCCCCCAGCGGGGCTGCGATTTTTTTTACTCTTATCTTTTTAGAGATCGTCGTCAATGAGGTACTAGTCGTTGACAAACATTTCCTCATCTTCAAGCAATCCGTATTCTCCTCCCTTCCACATAGATTCGATTGCCGCCGCTCCCCCCGCATAGGCATTAAAGCAAGTAAGCAGAACATTAGCTTCCCCAGCGATGTTGTTCCTTGCTGCTTCATACCCCGGAATAATCACTAAACTTTTGCCGTCTTCTGCGACTCCTGTCCACGGGCCGCTACAATTAGTAAGCGCCCATTTTTTAATTACAATATCTTCTCCCTCATTGTTTTTACCTTTGATTTCATTTTGCTGATATGTTGCTATAGCCATCCAACTCCAGTCTTCACTAACCCATTGTGCAGTGATACCGTGATCGTGTTTTAATAATACGTGTTGATTGAATTTCATAATTTTCCTTTTCTTGAAGTGCCATCCTTCCCCTAATGGCTTTGTGGACTCCCCACCGGAAAATTTATGGTTGATTGTACCTATTAGGCTTTTTATTCCAAAGCCTTTTAATACTGGTGACTTCATAACCAGCATCTTTTATAATTTTTATAATTTTAGTATTCTTGATCCAATATACTCTCCCTGAATCACTTTCGGCCAAATCAATTAAAGCTACCTGTTTTTTTGTATCAAATTTTATATTTAATACATTAATCTCTTTTTTGAAACCGCGTTTAATCCCTATACCACACGAAGAACAAACTAACCCATTGATCTTTATCTCCAAGTCAGGTTGGAAGGATAAAGCGGCAACTAGCATCAAAGAAGTCATTGATTTTTCTGATGTTTAGCTAACTCAATTTCTATTTCCCTCAGCCTATTATTCAAACTATTTATAGCTGCGGTATTATTTGAAGTGTCTTTTTGTAGAATAGTGATTTCAGTTATCTTTTTGTCCATTTGAATTAAATGGTCCTCCAATTTCTCAAACTCCACTTTACTAGGAAATAAAGTTTGAAGATATGCCAATATCCCAATCCCTATAATAGGAGCAAACTTAAGGAACCCATCTAAATCCGTAAAAGATATTTTTTTATTTTCACTTGGCATTTCCAATAATATTACACAGAAATTTATATTTTTCTAAATGTAATACATAATATGGCACAATTAAATGCAAATACCCCCTACATACAATGTTTCATTCGTAACCGGTATATACTGGGTCCAGAAGATAACGGATTGACCGAAGGTTATATATTCGGTGTAAAATCTATGATAAATCGTCCCATGCACTTTCATTTTCAATCGTGCTTCGGGGCGATTTTTTGGCAGATGCCAATTTCGGCGTTTTGTCATAAAGAGGACTATGAAGTATTATCTGAGGAAGAAGAAAAACGACTATCCTTATTGCAAACATGGGATTGTCAGGATAATGATATCGCAGTTACTACATTCGGCTTTTTGCAAAACCGCAGAGTTGACGTATTTTGCCGGGACCAAGTATGGCGTTCTGGTAAGTATGTTTTTACTATTGACGACTACGAGGGAGACCTTAACGAGCTCAATATTGGATACGCTAACGATCAAGATTCAAAATGTTACCACTTTTTGGAATTGGATGATGGGAACTATGCCATACCCCCTAATAATCTTTTACGCTGGCATAATCCTGATTTTATTGTACCGTATCCTAAGGATAAACCCCCTAAAATAAAAATATTCAATAACCCTCTCAGCTCTGAAGATATAGACAGATCCTATGGAAATAGCCCTTACTACTTCTATAATCATTACCCGGAAGAGGAAAAAAAAGAAATAGAACCTACCCCGTTAAGATCAAAATCTGCTTATAGAGAAGATTTACCAGAATATCCCTCAGCTTAGTATTTGTAGCATAGATGTTTCTGTGTAATATTTTTTATGGGGGAACTGCATACCATAGCAAGCAATGGTAATTTAAATGTTATAAAAAAAGCGCTTTCGAAAAATAAAGACGCATTTCTTGTCGTAGATGAAGAGTTAGGATGGTCTCCTTTACATTACGCCGCTAGCAAAAGCAAAACTAAAATTGTAGAAGCTATTTTAGAGGCTGGCGTTGACCCTAATATTCCAAGTGTTCCTCGCACTAAATATAAACAAAATGCTTGGAACTTAGCTATGGAGGAAGACAAAGAGAATGTTGACCCAATCGTTTTCCCACTGGATGTTGCAGATGGCCCTTCTCGCACAACAGTATTCAAAACGATTTTAATGTACGGTGGAATTTTTTATGGAGATGAATTAACTCTTCATCAAGCTGTACAGTTAGACGATATGGAAGAAGTCGAGGGATTACTACAAGACGAAACTCTTAAAATTAATGCTAGAGATAATAGAGGATGGATGGCGATTCATTACGCTGTAGATCTTGCTAATATGGAAATGTTAAAAATATTAATTGCAAATAAAGCTGCTATAAACGGTTCCACTTATGCAAAAGATGCTATAATTCATTTTAATCCTTGGGAAATTGCTAACATTAAAAATGATGAAGTAATGCTTAAATTTTTAGAATCTAAAGGCGCTAAACGTCACCCGGGTATACTGCATGATCAAAGGGCAACGTTAAAAAATAAAACTAAATTATACGACAGGTCAAAATCTGACTTAACTATGTCAGCAGTTAGAGAAAAATTAAAAGAAAAAGAAGCCTCGTTTAAAAAAGTTCCTAAAGCTCCTGAAGGATTTTTGGGCAAGCTATTTGAAAATAAACACGATAAAGAAAAAAGATTAGCTTTAGAAGCCGCTGCCGAAAAAGAGCGGGAAAAAGAAGAAGAAGCCAAAAGAATAAAGCAACAAGAGCAAGAAGAAGAAAGAAGAAAACAGCAAGTTATAAAATGGTCTGGAGGCGTAGATCCTTTTAAATTAAAGGGTGAGTCATTAACTTATGACGAACAGTGTGAGGCTCATATTTATTTTATGGATATCGTAGGGTATTCGCAGAAAAGCACAAGTGAACAAAAACAAGTTTCAGATGAGTTGGTTTCAATTGTAAAAAGCACCGAGAGCTTTCAGAAGGCAGATAAAAAAGGTAAGTTAGTTATTCTGCCTACAGGTGACGGTATGGCTTTAGTTTTCTTCGATTCCGTTCATACAGCTTTTAAATGCGCTATAGATGTCGGCATCAGGACATTTAAGCATCCTCAAATAGGATTACGTCACGGTGTTTATACCGGACCCGTAGTTCCTGTTAAAGACATAAATGATAACCCTAACGTTTCTGGTACAGGTATAAATATGGCTCAACGCTGCATGGATGCTGGAGACAGTGATCATATCTTGATCTCAGATCATGTGTATCAATACGTTAGAGAATCTATACCTGCATTAAAATTTGAAGATTGGGGACCTGTAGTCGTCAAACACGGAGCTACAGTACATATGTGGACAGCTTTTGGCGTTAATTGTGGGAGACAAGAATTTCCTCATTGGAGAGGGATTAAGAGATTAGAGTATAAGGAAGATGAAGAATAAAATATTAAACTGCGAAGAAGAAGATTGCCCTTCGTATTTTGAAGATCTAGCTAGCTGCGGGGAAACCCATTTAGCCACTTGTATGAGCTGTTTTAAAAGAGTTCAGTTGGTGAGTACTAAAGATATGTACGAATCAATGAATGAGCAAAATATGAAAGTCGCAATGGAGGAATGCATCAATGGCTGATTTACAAAATAAATATTCCGATAACATAGAAGGTCGTTATTTCGTCGATGAACAATGCATTGATTGTGACCTTTGTAGAGAGGTTGCCCCTGAATCTTTTGGTAGGAACAATGAAGAAGGTTACTCTTACGTTTTTAAACAGCCAGAAAACAGTGAGGAAGAAGAGCTTTGTAAAGAAGCCATGGACGGTTGCCCAGTAGAAGCTATTGGAGATTTTGGATAAATGATAAACAAAGACGTTAAAATAAAAAGAGACTTTTTTGGCAGGATTGATTTTCAGGGAGCTTTGTTATTTTTAATATATATCTTAAGCTGCATTTACTATGGATTTTTATACGTCTTAAAATGGAGTAGGAATAAATTAAAAATAGGAGCAACAATTTTATGTTTTTTGACTATGGGATGTACTGGCAAGTGGGTTTGGCAAGAAGACTACCCTAAACATAAAACGATGTCATTTAAATGCCCAAGGTGGAATTATAATGAAGCTTACGATGAACTGCACCACATTTATACCACTAAGCAATATAAACCTATAAAAATAAAGAATTAAGATTTCCAGTATTTGTGAGGATAGTCTGGAGTGTTTTCTTTTATAACAGCCTGAACCCAGCTCACGTCTAAACCTTCGTGATACAAATTGTGGTTAGTAGTGTGCGTATTCGGGTGAGGTTCCCACCTTCTAGCTAAAGCATACAGTTGATTCTGTTCGTACTGACGAACTGCTGCCAATATGCAAAAGCACCTAAGTAAAGATTTTTTTGGAGGGGGATTTATACCTCTTTCTATTTTGCGCCACATTTGATAATCTACTTTAAGAAGTCTAGATAATTTTGTAATATTATCAAACTTCCTCATTCTTAATTCTTTGAGGTATGTGTGAAACTGGTTCACGGAAGTAGCTTATCTAAAACTTCTTCTTTTAGCTTTTCTTTAGCTTTGTCAGCGGCTTTGTCTACTACTTTCTCTACAATAGCCTCTTTTGCCGCCTCCTTTGCGTTCTCAGCGACTTTTTCCTTAATTTCCTCTCCCTGTAGCATCCATATAACAAAAACCAACAGAGCGACTCCTAGGGCGACTATTAGGATATCCTTTTTCTTCATAAAAAAATATTACACGCAAAAAGTGTATAGTAAATTAGTACCATGTTGGTAAAAAATATTTTCAAGTATGGACTGATGGCAATTATTGCGTCAGTGTTAACAACCGCCGAAGCCAAACCTAGTAAAGGTAAGGGAAAACCTCGTCCAGAAAAGGTAGATAAAGAAAAACTTAAAGAAAGATTTAAGGCCGCGGCAGAAAAAAGAAAAAAGCATATCGAAAGTAAAAAACGCCGACATCATTGGAAGGGGAAGAAAATAGACAATGAAGAGCTAAATGAGCTTCGGGAAAAAATGAAAGAGCTCCATAAAGAGATGCATGAGCTAAGAAAAAAGCATCGCGAGGAGATGAAGAAAAGAATGGAGCAGATAAAAAAAGAATTCGCTAATAAGCGCGATAAAGTTATCGACGAGAATAAACCGGGAGAATAAAAATACACATACATAAAAAGAAACCCCCGCATTGCGCGGGGGTTTTTATTTTTCATTGAGTTAGAGTTAGTATAGCTCTGAATAATCAAGCGATGCATCTGCTTCGCTTACCTTAACTCCGAATTTTTTAGCTGCGGCTTTAATTTTTTTCAAGGCCGATTTTTTAGCTTCCTCACTAATTTTTGTTTGGTTTAGTCTGGCCAATGCGTTGCGTACATGAGCCGCATCATTTATAGGAAGGTGTCTTAATGATCGAGGGACAGTCTTACCCTCGTCGTCTTTTTTTCCACCGGGTTCAATGTATGCAAATTCTGAATCAGGGAGATCGTTTTTGTTTTTAGTTGACAAAACTGCGCTCTCCATTTCTTTTAGATTTTTCTTATCGTATTTCTCGTCTTTTTTAATATCATGGATTTCGACACTCTTTTTTTCTGAGGGCTTGCCCTTTTTAAGCTTTTTGATTTTACTGTCATCATCTTTTAAGGCATCTTTTTCGTGCTCTTTTTTTTCTTTCTTATCGTCACGTTTAAGCTCTTTAGTATCGATTTTTTCGTACTGTTTCTTAGTCATGGCAGCTTCTTGTTCTTCGCGCCATTTAACAATCTGTTCTGAGAAATCAATTTCTTTCATGTTTCTAAATTTATTTTACACTTTTTTTAGGGGTCATTTCCATTAATTTTCCAGCTGGTTCCCATAAACTTACGGGAGCGTTAGTTCTGACAGATAAATTTTCAGGCTTTAACAACACTGCTCCCGGGGCATTAGTTTTAATTATTGGTTTACCCATATTTTCTTTATCTTTGTAATAATCCATTTCCACTTGAAAAAAGGCGGGGACAGAAAATCTAACTTTTTCCAACCTACCTTTTTTGTCAACTGACATGCAGCCTTTTGCGCCTAAGCTTATAAATATTATACATAAAAATAGTGTTTTTTTCATTTTTTACTTCTTGTTCTTCTGGTAGGTTTTTCTACCACTTCAACCTGCATAGGCGGAGGATTTACGGGAACTTCTTCCCAGCCAACAAAACTGGGATCACTAGCTTTTGGTAAATAAGCATCTCCGCCATTTTTAGGTAAAGTCTTTTCAATAGTAAGCTGTTTTAACTGCTCATTTGGCACCAACATCTTAGTTTTGCGGTCTGTCATGTAGAAAACCGTATTACGAATTCCGACCCGAACTATACGGGCTTGACGACCAGAAATATAAATGATATCGTCATTGTTAAAATTATTTCCCATAAATACAAGTATACCTTGAGCAAAATTCATTATCATGTCTTTTGCCATTATGGTTATAATAGCTATCATCAATAGCCATCCATATTCCCCAATAAGGCTTTCCAAAAAGCCTTCCACATTTTCTTTATTCATCCCTCCGTCAGACAATTGATTCAAATTTGTGCCTAAGTTGACTAACTGCGGGATTGCGTTTGTAATCTCTTCCATGACTTTTCCTTTAACATTACACTAAAACCGTGTATTATATTACTGATGTCAAAAGTAAAACGTGCAGGAGACTTTGAGTCTCTTGAAGTTAGCGACGGGAGAGTCAAGATCCATCAGAGGGATCCAATTAAACCAAAAGACAATTTTTATATAGAAGAATTGCCTTGGACAGAAAAACAAAAACGATTTATAGACTTATCTTTAGACAAAAATACTAGGTTGATATTATGTAAAGGTCCAGCGGGTAGCTCTAAAACACTTTCTGCTGTATATTCAGCACTGCACCTTTTGAACAACTCAAAAGTTTCTGATGTTATCTACATGCGCTCAGCGGTAGAAAGTTCCGACTCTCGATTAGGTTTCCTCCCCGGAGACGCAGATGAGAAACTTCATTATTATAATTTACCTTTTATGGATAAATTAGACGAGCTCTTGAGTGAAGAGACTGTAAAAAAACTACAAAAAGAAAAAAGGGTTTCAATACACCCTGTCAACTTTGCGAGAGGTATGAGCTGGAACGGAAAAGCTATTCTTTTAGATGAAGCTCAAAATAGTTCTTTTCGTGAAATTGTTACAGTTTTAACAAGAATAGGTAAGTATTCCAGATGCTTTATTATGGCTGACCCTATGCAAACAGACTTAAAAAATGGAAACAGAGGAGGCTTTGAAAAATTATTCGCGGCTTTTAATGATGACGAAAGTAAGAGTATGGGAATTCATACTTTTGAATTCAATGCTGATGATATTGTTAGATCAGAGCTAACTAAGTTTATTGTGGAAAAAGTGAATACTATTGAGACTCATTAACATTTTCTTCAATCAATTTAGCAGCTAAAGCTGAAAATTTTCTGACTTTATACTCGGGAATATCCCAGAAGAAAGCGTGAGTTAATTCTTCTATAAGAACGCTCATTTTCCTTCTGTCTTTTAACTTTGGGTCAATAAGGATTGTGGGGCTATCTAATTCTGGATTGCCGCACAAACCGTCAGCGTTGTATTTATAATGAGGTTTTCTCCATATTAGCTTATACTCTATACCGTCTGAATTGGTGAATTTCGAGCTTCGCATACCTAAAAGGTAATACACTTTTTTTGAAAAAGGTTTAATTTTCATTAGTATATATAGTGTAATATTTTTTTATGAAAGCGTATTGTCCAGACTGTGGCTCAGCCACAGAGTACTCGTTACAGAAGCCTAAATTTTGTGCTTCTTGCGGTAGCTCTTTTTCTATTGCGTCTTCCGCGCCAAGTAAAAAGATTTTTAAAACTGCCGCTAAAGTTGTTAAATCAAAACCTAAAGTGGAGTTTATGGAAGAGGAAGAGGAGTCTTTTAACATTCCTCAGATAGATAAGCTGGATGTAAGCTTTACATCGTCTTCATTTGCTAAATCAAATAAGCTGGGTGACATTGTAGGGTCTAACGTCGATGGTGATCGAGAAGAGTTTACTAGGGAAAAAGATACTTCTTATTCTCTGGAAAGCTTCGAGCAGGACTTCATGAGGGATGCAGGGAGTTCACGTAGACCGGATGCCGAAAGCTAAAATAAAATTTGAAGATTATATTGAACAGATAGATGCAGAGATAAAAAAAAGAAGATCCAAGTGGAATTTGACAGCGCTTTCTTGGATGGACTTTGATGACGTATCTCAAATCCTGAGGATTCATATATTTAAAAAGTGGCATTTGTATGATACAAAAAAGCCCCTCAATCCTTGGATCAATAGGATTATATCTAATCAGATAAAAAATCTTATACGTAACAATTACGGTAACTATTGTCGACCTTGCTTAAAATGTGCGGCAGCAGAGGCGGGGGACTTATGTTACATATACGGTAAACAAAGTGAGGCGTGCCCTTTGTTTGCAAATTGGTCTAGAACTAAAAAACAAGCTTACAACGCTAAACTTCCTGTATCAATAAACGATCACACTTACGAAATAAATTCTACAGAGTATAGCGATATAGACATCTTAGGCGTTATGGATAGAATTAGCGCCAAGATGAAAGAAGTTTTAAAACCCGCCGAATGGAAAATTTACCAAGCTCTCTACATAGAGCATATGTCAGAGGAAGACGCTGCTACCTTGATGGGGTACAAGACTAATGAGAAAAATAGAGTTCCCGGGTATAAGCAAATCAAGAACGTAAAAAAAGCTATAATTAAAAAAGTAAAACGGATGCTGGAAGATGGAGAGATAGAAATCTTATGAGCTCTAAAAATGTAAAACTTACTGAAGATCAAGAACTTGCGATCCTTGAAGAATGGAACAAAAGAAATGAACCACCATACATCTCCGAATTAATTGAGTTAGCGTTCCCTGATATTCCTGACGAGAGAAAAAATGGAAGGTCAAAAGAGGGGAGAGCAGTAAAAGAGTTTTTAGCAAGAAAAAGCTTAGAGGCGCGGGTTACTAGTAAGCATTATCCAAAAGAGAGAACAGAGCTAACAGAAGATCAAAAAGAATTTATCTACAATAACTGCGGGGCCATGAGGCCTATGGAACTCGCTAAAGTAGTTTTTGATGATCCAAAAATTTCCTCTTTAGACCTAAGGTATAAAGTACTTATAGAATACTATAACACAATCGATAACAAGGTCAAGTACTCAGATATAACAAATGAAGATGCCTCTGTGGAAGGTGGGTATGCCCCACCAAAATCTGAAAGTAGAGCTTTGGTTAGAGTTAACAAATATGTTCACAACGGAATCAACAAAGACAAATTAACTTCTAAGGATAAGAAAAATTTGGCGACCTTAATCGGTTATATGCACACCTACAGATTCCTTCATCAAATAGGCACCTATGGTATAGAAACAGATAGAGAGTTATTTGAGAGTAGTTTTGTTAGGTATACTTGGGACAAAGATGATTTAACCCAAGAAGAAGTAGACCAGTATATCGTACTTTCAGCCGAGGTGGTAATTGCTTCTAACATTCAACGTCGAGTAGAAAGGCTCCAAACCCTGCTGGATCAAAACGCAGAAGATACAGAAGGACGTAAGATGGCTATGAGTTTGGTCGAAGCTATTAACACTGCGCAAACTGAATACAACCAATGCGTTAACAGACAGACTAAACTCCTCAACGAACTGAAAGAAAAAAGAAGCCAGAGAATGAGTAAGATGATGCAAGACTCTGCTTCGATTTTAAATCTAGTGGAACTTTGGAAAGATGAAGAGTCTAGAAATAAAATGATTAAACTTGCCGATTTAAGGCGGCAAAATGTTTCTTCTGAGATTGAAAGGTTAAGCAGTATGGAGGAAATCAAATCTAGAATTTTAGGGATAAGTGAAGAAGAAGTTTTAAATGGCTAGCTGTAAAATATGTGGAAAAGAGTTTGAGAAAGATAAAGGCCTTCACTTGCATCTGAAGGCTCATAAAATTTCTGTTAAAGACTATTATCAAAAGCATTATCCTCGATACGATTTACATACAAAAGATTTAATAAAATTTAAAAACAAAGAACAGTATTTCTCGGCTGACTTCAACAATAAATCCAATTTAAAATACTGGCTTAAAAAAGCTCCAATAAAAAAAGCGCAAGAATATTGCCGAAACCTTTTGGAAAAAAGGCGTAAAGAAAAAAATATTGAGTACGCTCCCACTGAGGTTGAGTTAAGAACATTACCTTTCCCTCCCATTCCATATTATGAAGTTATATTTGGAGATTACTATAAATTGTGTGAAGATATAGGTTTAAAAAATAAATTGTCTCCATTGCCTAAGAACATGCAGTTTGAAGAGAATTATACAAAAGATCATTTAATCTATATAGACTCTCGAGAGCAGAAACCTCTAAATATCTCGGATTTTCCAACAGAAGTTAAAGGGCTAAAGTTTGGAGATTATTGCCTAAACGATAAAAGTAAAACTCATAATACTTATATAGAAAGAAAGTCTGTTCCCGATTTAATTGGTACTCTAAGCTCAGGGCTAGAAAGGTTTAAGAATGAAATAAACAGAGCAGCCGAAGAGGAGGCCTATATGGTTATCTTGGTAGAAAGGAAGCTTGAAGAATGCTTAGCTTTTAACAGATTAGCTCACGTCTATAAAAAAAATACAAGAGTAACCCCAGACTTTATTTTTCATAATGTTCGAGACCTTATACAGGAATTTCCCCACATTCAGTTTCTATTTGCTAATGGTAGAAAAGAGTGCGTAAGGATAGTAAAAAAACTTTTATTGTCTGATGTTTTAAAAGATAAATTTGATTTACAGTTAGCTTATGATTTAGAATTATTATAATGTGGTTTTGTCCAGAAAAATATAATACAACTCTACCAAATTTAAATGAAGAGTTTTCAAAACTTGAAGGAGAGTTGGGAAATAGGCAAGCTAAAATCAGTTTGGCTAAATTTTTGCGTCAGAACTTGGGGTTTACAACAGAGCTATTATCTGGGATTAAGCTGGCCCCTTTTCAGGAAATAACTCTCAAAGCATTTTTTAATAGAAACTTTAATATGTGCGTGTGGGGTCGTGGCTGTGGTAAAAGTTTCATAGCTGCTGTTTATTGCTTCCTTCAATGTATATTTGAACCACGTACTAAAATTTTGATTGCTGGCCCTACCTTTCGTACCGCAAGATTTATCTTCAATAATATAGAAAAGATTGTAGAGACTAAAGAGGCGACGATGCTTGCTCAAGCTTTCGGCGCTAAATCTAAACGCAACGATCAGTTTGAATGGAAGATAAACGAAGGCACAATTACAGCCATCCCCCTTAGCGGAGAAAAGATTCGTGGTTTCCGTGCTAACATTCTAGTTCTTGATGAGTTTTTGCTACTTCCAGAAGAGACTATTAAAACTGTGCTGATGCCATTCTTGGTTGCTCCACAGGATATGGCGGAAAGAATTAAGATCAGGGAAATGGAGGATGAGTTAATATCTAAAGGTAAGATGGAGGAAAAAGATAGAATGGTTTTCCAGAATAACTCTAAGATGATTGCTCTGTCTTCAGCTAGTTTTAGCTTTGAAAACTTGTACAAAACTTACAAGGACTGGATGAACAATATCTATTCTGACGACATTCTTCAATCGAACTATTTTATATCTCAAATGTCTTTTGATTCTATCCCTCCAGACATGATAGATAGTACTGTAATTGAAGAAGCTCAATCTGGAGGATCCTCTAATTCATCTTTTCTGCGGGAATATTGCGCTCAGTTTACAGATGGAAGCGATAGTTACTTTAGCGCAAAGAAGATGCATGACTGCACAATTCCTGACGGTGAAAAGCCCAACACCTTGTTGAAAGGTGATAAAGACAAACAATACATTTTAGCAATTGACCCTAGTTTTAGTAACAGTCCAAGCTCTGATTATTTTGCAATGTCTATTCTGGAGTTAGATGAAGAGTCGATGAATCATTCTACCTTGGTGCATTCTTACGCTGTTGCGGGTGGAGATTTAAAAGATCATATAAAATATTTATATTATGTTGTTACGCATTTTAACCTAGCGCTAATTATTATTGATAACGCGGGGTATCAGTTCATAGACAGCGCTAATGAATCAGAGCTTTTTACGAGTGCTCGTATAAACATAAAGTTTTTTGACTACAATAGTGATAAATCTGGATTGGATTACGAAAACATGTTGCTAAAAGCCAAGCAGCAATACAACAAGAAAGAAGGGGTTATTTGTTTTAAGCAGTTGTTTTCTACAACCTTTTTGCGAGAAGCTAACGAATACCTTCAGGCTTCTATCGACCATAAGAGAATTTGGTTTGGCTCAAGAACCGCCGCTTGCGGTAGCTATTTTGATAAATCGTCTGCTCAAGCGATACCTTTAAAATTTGTTCCACATGAAACAAAAGGTGATTTTATTGAGTTCCAAGACGACATGATTCACCAGACTAAAAAGCAATGCGCTTTGGTTGAGGTGAAAACAACAGCTAAAGGTACTCAGACCTTCGATTTGCCACAGCATTTACGTCGAAGCACTTCTGTAAATAGAGCCAGAAAAGATAACTATACCACACTAATGTTGGGTAACTGGGCAGTTAAGGCCTATAATGACATTAAAAATACCAAGCAAGCGGAAATTAACTATACGTTTACTCCCAAAATGTTCGGTTAAGTGTAAAATTAAAGTAAATTATGGCAGTAAGGAAGAAAACGGAACAAGGCGCGGAACCCTTGATGGCTATGCATCAATCTAAAGCTAGTCAGACAAGGACTCGTAGAAACGCGGCGGCTGATATTCCGCGTACTGACAGGTTCAGGAACATTGAGAATGGGATGATACCATTCAAGTATTCTCATGGTGTCAAAAATAACTCTAATATTGACGTAAGGGATACAATTATCCTATGTCAGAAAGCTTACTACAATTTTTCTGTTTTTAGAAATACGATAGATCTAATGACGGAGTTCTCAATTAGTGACCTTTACTATACTGGAGGTAGTCGAAAGTCTCGAGAGTTCTTTGACACTCTGTTTAGAAAGATCAATATCGATGACTTGCAGAGCCGCTTCTTTAGGGAATACTACAGGTCGGGAAATGTTTTTATTCACAGGTTCAATGCAAAAATGGACCGTTCTGACGCTATCAAAATTAATCAAACTTTTGGATTGGCTGAAGCTTCAGAAGAATTGGAAATACCTTCTAAGTATATCATTTTAAATCCCTCAGACATACAACTTCAGGGAAGCATCACATTTAGTACTGGTATCTATTACAAGGTTGTGACTGATTACGAACTACAGAGACTTAGATACCCCCAAACAGAAGAGGACAAAGAAGTCTATGACAGTCTTCCTGAGGAGACTAAAAAACTTATTCAACAGTCTAAAAATGTAGGGGCAGCGGCAATTACAATTCCCTTAGATGTAGAGAAGCTGACAGCAATCTTTTACAAGAAGCAAGATTACGAACCGTTTGCAGTTCCTATGGGTTATCCAGTGTTGGAAGATATCAACTGGAAGCAGGAAATGAAGCAGATGGACATGGCTGTAGCTAGAACTACTAATCAAGCCATTCTCTTGATCACCATGGGCGCTAAACCCGCGGATGGTGGTGTCAACCAACAGAACTTGATGGCAATGCAGAAGTTATTTGAAAACGAATCTGTAGGCCGCGTTTTGATTTCGGATTATACAACTGATGCTAAGTTTATTATTCCAGACATAGGGAATATCCTAGACCCAAGAAAGTACGATGTCGTAAATCAAGACATTCAAATGGGGCTAAATAACATTTTGCTTAGCGATGAAAAATTTGCAAATAGTAGCATAAAAGTTCAGGTCTTTATGGAAAGACTTAAACAGGGTAGGAGAGTTTTCCTTGAGAATTTCTTAATGCCTGAAATTCGCCGTATTTCAAAAGAGATGGGTTTTAAGAACTATCCCAGAGCTCATTTTGAGGACGTAGACCTAAGAGACACTTCAGTTTACTCTAGAATTTATAGCCGGTTAATTGAGCTTGGAGTTCTTACTCCAGAGGAAGGTATTCAGGCTATTGAGTCTGGCCGCTTCCCGACGGAAGAAGAGTCCTTGGAGTCTCAGTATAAGTTTAAGGAGTTGAGGAATGAAGGTTTATACGAACCGATTATTGGCGGCGCTAAGGGTGCTCAAATGAACGGTAGGCCTGCGGCCAGTAACAAACCCAAGGAAACGGATACTAAAACTCCAATCGGAACTAAAGCCGCGAAGACTCATTTTAGTTTATCTAGAATTCAAGAGAACTTAAGTCTATCTGATAAGCTCAACCTAGAGGTCGAATCGTCATTGAGGCAATTACATAATCGGAAAAGGTTAAGTAAACAGCAAAAGGAAATTGCAAAAGAGATTACTAACATTGTGATCGCTAACGAAGATCCTGAAAACTGGTTAGCAAAAGCTGGCAGGTATGCCGCTGAACCCACCGACAGAAACCATGAAAGGGTTAATAAAGTTCAAGGTGTTGCTCTAGAGCATCAAGTTGATGACTTTTTAGCCGGAATACTGTATGCAAGCGTTTATGAAGGAGATAAGTAATGGCAAGGCCAACTGTAATTTACAACTGTCAGGCCTTATTTGTAGGACCTGCGCCTGAAAGCGATTATAATTTTTTTGATTATAATGGTGGCCCAGCCACTAATGACCATACCCCGCTTGTTCAAAAAATAAATAGGCTAGCGCCGATAGACAGGGTGCAATCTGTTAGCTATCAGATAAATGTACCCCATACAGATATATTACAATTAAACCAAAGAGGTATTGTAGATCGCCCAATCATTAATCACCCTACTGTAGATTTGTCTTTTGATTATTTATTGTGCGGAACGAAAAACGAAGCTAGGCTTGGGTTTAATGTAAACTATCCTTTGTATCATTTTCCCTACTCCGGTCAATCGTACTATACATCTAATAATGATGTATCTTTATTGAGTGGATTTTTTGAAGAAAGCAAACAGAAAACCAGTCAAAGAATTTGGGAAAAATTTCCTGTAAATCAATATCGGGATTGTAAAAATATATATCTTGTAGTCAATCAGGACGGTAATGATATAAATAAATTTTATCAAAAAGAAGATTTTTTATCCCCCGACCTTTACCAATCAATTGACCCCAACGCTCCAAATTATCATGTGATATCTTTTGGAAATTGTTATATAAATAGCTATTCCACAGATGGTTCAGTGGGGCAGATTCCAAAAGCCTCCGCATCATTTTCTGCTTACAATGTTAATTTTGACATGAATGGAAGCGGTTTTCAAGCGCCGGGAATAGAGACTAAAAGCGGAACTATATCACCTGAAAAAGATGTAGTTATACCCAGAGTTTTAGCAGATGAGGGATACGCGGCTTTAAAACCCGGAGACATAACTTTAACGACAGATTCTTTTTCGGGGCTTGGAGTTGATTTTAATAAACTTCATATACAGGGATATGACATCTCCTTAGATTTTAATAGAGAGCCATTAAATAGCTTAGGGTACAAATTTCCATTAGATAATAAAGCTACTAGTCCGATTATGGTTAATCTCTCTATAGATGGAATAGTAGAATCAGGAAATAGTGGATCTTTAGTGGATTTGATATCCATAAACAGTGGATACGATTTTACAATTAAAGTAGATCCAGATGGGTGTCCCAAAAGAACTACAGCGCCTATTAACGCAGGAACTATACCAATTAATACTGAAGTGGAAAGTTTAAGATACACGTTTCTAGGAGCAAAACTTAATGACTTTAGTTATAATACAAACATTGGGGATAATAAAACCTTTAATGCTTCTTTTTCAGTAGAGGCTAACCCCAACCCTAATTACTTAAACAGCGGGTTCTTTATGAGTGGGGTTTTAGGGATGGAGAAAGTGGAGGATTTCATATTGTTAGAAGGTACTGCCAATGGTACAGATCAAGACGGCTATTACCTACAGCAAGAAACAAACGATTTATTAGTAACAAACCTAATTCCACCGTATTAAACAGTGTATAATAAAGGTAAGGTAAAAGGATATGGCAAATAAAAAAATATCTCAGTTAGTAGGAATAGGAACGAGTTCAACAGTTAGTGGCACGTTCCTTTTACCTGTTGGGGCAGGCTCCTCTTCAGGGCCGTACACAACCAACAAAATAACGACTTCAGAATTAGCTTCTTATATATTTACAGGAGACAGCGGTGGGGGAGGTTTTCCCGCAACAGCTTTATCCGGACAGAAGGATGTATATTTCAATAACCCAAACTATCAAAATACTACCGCTGCCGCTGACGGGGTAGATTATGCATACTTAATGTTGAAAACTTCTAATGGGCTACTTACCACAGGAAGTGGTATAGCCCGCCCAGTGGGAGGTGACAATCTAGGAAATCATACTGCAACCACAACGTTAAACATGCAGGATAATATAATTAATAACGTTGGGCAGTCAATTAATTTTCAAGACGGCGGAAATGTAGGGAGTACTGCATCTGAAATTTCTATAGCACATGGGACAAAGATAAGATTGGATGCTCCAACCGTACAGTTAGGAGACGCAGATAACGTAACGGTTAATGGGTCGTTTAGCGCAAGGTCTGCTGATTTTGCTGGCGCAATTACAGGAGATTCCCTAGAGGTTCAAGGGGCTTCTTATCATAACGTAACTGCTCTAAGCAGTAACACTATAGATTGGAGAGATGGAAATATACAGCATAGAACTATTAATCAAAATACTTCAATGACTTTTCAGGCGAATACTCTCAAAGAGGGCCAAACGCTTACTCTATATGTAGAAAATAGTGACACGGACCCTCACACAATTTATTTTAGATCCGGAGCAAATACTGGGAACGTTTTGTTTCCACCCATGCCCGAAAGTGTCAAACATGTAGTAAATTCTACGCCGGGTATTTCCGGAAGAAAAACTAACGTTTATACTTTTGTTAATATTCATACAGGCATATTTGCTTCATCGGTAACAGGATACGTATACTAATGAGTGTTAATTTCCCAACGGCATTTTGGAAAAATCAACCTGCAGAGTCAGAAACTTCTAACCCTGTAGAAAATACTATTATTACTTGGGATAAAAAACTTTATTATGGATCTAGCTATGGAACACCTGAGGATTTAAATTCTGTAGATTTTGCTGATGCTGGATTACAAACCACGACAACCTTTCCTTTTAATGACTATAGTGTTGATGGGGAAAACAACCCAAATGGAACGAATTTTTATCCTGAGTATATTGTTGATGTAATTCCTAGTGAGAGTAATGCAAATGATGTTTACTTTGGTTGGTATTTAAACGAAACTGCCAACAATGTTGGTTATAACCCTGCTAATATATTAAGCAGATACCATAGAGCGGACCCTTTTATAGTGTCCGCAGATACTCAAGAAATAAATTTATTTTTTGAAACTGATTACGATACTGCTTACGAATTATATTGGGTGCAGTATGAGAACAATTATCCCAATGAAGAAGGTAAGGGTTATTTTAACCGTTTTGTACAAAGTGGTTATGCTGAAGGAACTTTTTCTTTACAGTCTAACGCTACTCTTGAAATTAAAGCATCGGGGTTAGGGGAAGTGGACCCATCGAGTGATGACTTTGATCAATTGCAACTTTACTTAAATAATAATTTAATTTGTAAAGGTAAAGCTCCGCAAAACAATTACAATAACAGGCAGTGGGATATGGATCATTCGAAATTTACAAATAGTGCTGGGAATCCGGACCCTTCAAGCCCCGGCAACAGGTTTGATCGCTCAACTAATATCAATGGTGGTAATGGTGAAGAAATAGATAATGTGGTTAACCAATACGAAAGAACACTGTATGTGAAAAGTAGCGCGCAATTTTCTACTAGTGTTAACTTAACAGCGGGAAATCACACTATAAAAATATATTACAACACAAATGATGGATTGTGGAATAGTGGGGCTTTTTACGGAACTAAATTTACCTTTTCATAATTATGGCAATTACGAGATACGCAGGAGATAGATTTACGACAAACAGCTCGGATACAAAACCGACAGGTGTTCTCGATGGGGCGTATCTTATTGATACTGGGAACTTGACCCAGTGGGTGAGGAGAACGGTAGGTGGCAGCTCCCAATGGAATCAATTAGCTGGCGGCGGAGGTGGAGGAGGCACTCCCGGCGGCGCGAATACTCAGGTTCAGTTTAATAACGCAGGGGCTTTCGGCGGGAATGCCAATTTAACTTTTGACGGCAGTAAGCTTGCCGTAAACGATCTTGCTTTAAGTGGAATAATTTATGATTCCAACAACTCTATTGGTAATGGGGGTATGGTTCTTACTAACGAGGGAACAACCGGCGTTAATTGGAAAAGTATTGAATCTGTTTTATCCGGCGTTGGAGGTTCCGGCGTTGCTAATTATGTAGCTCGTTGGTCTGATGAGGATACTATAACAACTGGAGTTTTAGTTGATGATGCGACGAATGTTGGTATAGGTACAGCTAGTCCACAACGGTTACTTGCTATAAAAGGGGACTCTAAACATTTTGGAGCTTACGCTACTGACGATAGTCTTTCTGCTTTATTAGGAACCGATGCTAATGGAGATGGTCAGCTATTGTTAGCAGACCTTAATGGAACCACAAAAATTCTTCTTGAAGCTGAGGCTGACGCTAACAGCTACATAAATAATGGCGGTAATTTTGGTTTAGGCACAGCTGCTCCTGCTGCCCCGCTAGACGTCCAATCTGCCAATGGGTCTAGCGTTGGCATCAGGGTGACTGATGGCCATAAAATGCAGTTTTTAAATAGCTCTAATAACACTAACTCAAATATATATAATAATGGAGCGTCAGGATTAGCTCAATTAGCTTTTCAAATTGCGGGAGCGACTAAAGTAACTATAATCAATGACGGAAATGTTGGCATAGGAACTACTGCTCCTACTGGTTTATTATCTTTAGCCAAAGGAACTCGCACACTAGATTTCAAATTGGAAACTAGTCCAGCAACCGGGGACATGGGCGTGCAGATTAGAGCGGGTAGCGGAGACTATATAGGCTTGGCTGGTGGAGGTGGAACGGGAGTAGGCTTAGTTGTAGACTCAGCTAATCAAGCTGGTTTTGGTACAGGTACTTTTGGTTCTAATAATGTCCTAACAATTACAAACGTAGGTAATAATGCATCCTATTCTGCTATCGCTCTTGGTACAGCTACAACGGGTCACGGTAATAGTGAGGGATATTGGATAGGGATGCTAGAGAATGGTCAAGCTTACCTTTGGAATTACGAGAATCGGCATATCTTATTTGGCGCAAATAATGCCGAGAGAATGCGTATTACCTCTGTAGGTAATCTTGGCATAGGCCTAACTGTTCCCCTTAATAGACTTCAGGTTATGCCTTCTACTTCTGGGGGGAACGCTTCTAACGCATCAGAAGATGCTGCATATTTTGGAGGAAATGAGCTTGGAGGTATAGGTGGTTATACAGGAATACGTTTAGGAGGTTTTGGTGCAAGTGGCTACGGAACTTATATACGTTCAGTTAAAACCTCTGCTTACGGAGGTTACTGGAATGAGGCGATAACTTTTAGTGTTACCCGAACCGGCACTTCAAGCACGGTAGATGAGGCGATGCGTATTACAGCTGACAGTAATGTTGGCATAGGAACAACTGCTCCAGCTACAAAATTTCATGTAGAAGACTCAACCGCGAATACTACTGCCACTAAAATAACAGTTCAAGGCGGAAGTCGAGGATTTACTTTAGGAAAAGCTCACACTGCTGATAATTATCAACACTTAAAACCTATAACTGATACTGCTATGGCATTGAGGGTCATGCCAAATGGCACTACAGCTAGGGAGGCGTATGTTGAAGTCTGGAACAAGGATTTTGAAAACGGCGCTAACTCTACCTCTTGGCATAGAGGAATGTTCTATATTGATGCGTCCAATGATGTCTATCTTCGCGCAGATGGGCTTGGAACAGCTGGAAGAGTTTATATAGGCACAGAGAATAATACTCAAACCCTTACTGTTAAAGATGACGGTAATGTTGGTATAGGTACAACAGGTCCTGATTCGAAGTTAGAAATCTCAGGTGGAAGCTACAATTCATCACTTAAAATAAAAGGCTCGGGTGCTGAGACAGGAATACAGTTTGAAGATAGCGCGGGTAATACAGATGGTTATATATATGCAAACGGTGGCATGGTAGGGTTTTTAGACGCAGGTACCCATTGGACAATTCAATGTAAGGATGATGATTATATCAAATTTCTCACAAATAACGGTACTGAGCATATGCGTATTACCTCTGTTGGTAATGTTGGCATAGGCACAGATAACCCCACTGGTAAATTACAAATAGGCGCTAATTATACAATACCGGGAACTGCATATGGCGGTAATGATATTTATATCGCCAACACAGGTAGCCACAGCGACTACGATCCTTATGTTACTAATACTGATGATTTCAGAGCATTAATTACTATTTCAGATGCAACTACGGAAGGCCCAACAAAACCCGGTTTAATATTATACAATGACTCTACTACCGCAGGCGGGTTCTCCCCGATGCTTCTTTTCGCAAAAAGGGAAACTGGATCTAGTCCTTATAAGGCGGCGACGGCAGCTATTTATGCTAGATCACCATTAGGTACGGGGAATGGCGATGGTTGGATTGATGGTGAATTAATTTTTGCAACGGCTGGTGCTGCGACGCAAGGCATCCGGCAAAGAATGGTTATTAATAAAGAGGGCCTTGTAGGTATAGGTACAAATAATCCGGGTCAAAATTTACAAATTCATCAGGCCGACAGTGACGTTAACTATCTTGAATTTACCAACACTACTGCAACTACAGGGACTCTTGTGGGTTTAAACGCAGCCGAGGAATTTATACTTTGGCATAGGCACGATTCGGATATGGTTTTCGCTACCAATGCTGTAGAGAAAATGCGTATCGAGAACGGTGGAGACGTTGGTATAGGTACAGCTTCCGCAGTGAGCCTACTTCACATTTACTCATCTGCTCCTGAGTTTACAATTCAAGACGGAGGATCATGGGGTACTAACGCAACTGGGTACATAAGCCTAAAAGATAATTCGTCTAGCATGGCTCAAATTGGCGTTACTGGTACAGCTGGTCACTTAGATATAAAACAATTAAAAGCAGGAAGCCTCCGCTTATATACAAATAACTTAGAAAGATTTACAATTTTGTCAAGCGGCAGTGTTGGTATAGGTACAACAAGTCCTAGCGTAAAACTTCATGTGGTAGGTAGTGGAACCGACGATGGCATTAAGGTGCATTCGGGAACCAATGTTTATCTAGAACTGGACTCAACGGATTCATCTACAACGAGAGAAGTTGCAGCAAAATACAAGAACTACAGCACGGGGACTAATTTCTGGTGGACAGGTTTAAATCAGGCATCGCGTTATGATTTTGCGTATGGAACTACTTTTATAAATGCCAATATAAAGTTAAGCATTCTAACTGACGGTAATGTTGGCATAGGAACAGTAACTCCCAACTTTGCTGCTGCGGCTGGAAATACTGTTAAAGGATTAAACATACAAAATGTTGGGCAAGATACCCAAGCGAGTCTTCGCTTAACGGGACATAATGCAACTGGAAATCCGGGAGTAGCAACTTATACAGAATTACTTCATGCTGGAGCTAACCTAAGATTTGATATAAATCATAATGGAACAGTTCGGTTTTCTATTGGTTCTGGCGGAGCTATTACATTCAACAGCGCATTTACCTTTCCAACTGCAATAGGAAGTGCAGGACAAGTCCTTAAAGTTCCTAGTAGCGGAACTGTTTTGGAGTGGAGCACGGAGACAGGCCCCGTATCGGGAACCGGAACTACTAACACTATACCGAGGTGGACGGGTACTGCTTCTCTTGGTGATTCAATTATCACAGTTCCAAGTAATACTTCAGTTCAAATGGCGGGGGAATTAACGCTAAACTATACCTCCCCTATTTTAAATATTGGGAAATTAAATACCTCAACAGGAAACGCTAAACTTCGATTTAATAGCAAGAACGGAACGGCATCAAACGCCTTCGATATACAGTTTGTAAAAAGTGCCACTGAAGACAGGTTGGACTTTTTAGCCGGTGGCGCTACGGCAACAGTTAGTTTCCTAAACAGCGGTCAAGTTGGTATAGGAACAACTGCTCCGGATTATCTTCTTCATGTTCAAGGTGCTGGCCCTGATCTTCTCAAACTTAAGAGTACAACCTCTGGTAGTGGCGGTGCACCCAAGATTCATTTTGAACATTCCAGCGGCGGAACCCAAACGGCTGATATAGTATTTGATCAGTCGGGGCAAAACAAGTTGAAGTTTACTACTTATTACCAGTCAGCCACAGATGGAAATTTAATACAATTTGCCCCAGCAGACACTGTAGCCATGACAATTCGTGGTGGAACAGGCTCGTCTGATGGTTTTGTTGGCATAGGAACGGATGCGCCAGTACAGCAACTCCATGTCCTTGGAGATGCGATGAGATTTGAGCGAGCCAATAATGCAGTAGCTTTACAACTATATAATAATAACGCTTCTCCCGCTGATGATGCACCATTGGGATACCTCCAGTTCATGGGGAAAGACAACGATGGTACAGCTAGTATAGTTCACGCTGAAGTGCGAGGGGGAGTTCAGTCTAATACCAATAGTGCGGTTAGTGGGTACTTATCGTTTTTAACAACCAATAACGGAACGGCTGTTACTGAAGCGATGCGTATAAAAGCTGACGGCAGTGTTGGAATAGCAACAACCAATCCGGCAGCTAAATTAGATGTTCGCGGGAATATTTTAAGAAGTGGATTAACCTATAGTAGTTGGACAAGTAGGAGTATTAACACTTTAACTCAAGCTAGCGCTACAATTAACTATATACTTATAGCACCAAAAACTACTATCAACGTAAGATTGAGCGGAAGATTTAAATGCGCTAGGAGTAATGGTGTTTCTGCCGTTTCAATCGCTCATGCAGATGTAGTTTTTTGTACTGATAACGATGCTAACCCTCAATCTGGAGGAATACATTCTGCTTCTAGTGATATACCAAGTTATGGACATGCTAACTTTGAAATAGTAGAGTTAGAATACAGCTCAACAGAATACTACGCTTTAAAGATAAGTCCAAGCGCGTCTTGGACAGCGTCTTTCGGGCAAATTGAATTTGAAGGTATTTCTAATAATGTTACTTGGACAAATATTGATTCTGGTAACGTTAGTAATGTTGGAGCTTTCGTCGGCGGCCAAGCAGTATTCACTTACAACCATGCAAATGTCGGTATAGGAACAAATTCCCCTAATGCAAAATTAGACGTTAGAGGGTCACAAGGCTATTTAAAGTTTGATACTAGTGGCTCAGATGGCACAATTAAATCAGATTATAATTTAAAACTATATGCGGATGATACCGGAAATAACAGTAGTGGTTATCAAAACATTCAGTTTTATACTGATGGAGCTAATGAGCGGATGCGAATTGCTCATGATGGCAACATTGGAATAGGAACAACTGATCCTTCTGAAAAGCTTGATGTAGAGGGCTCTTTAGTTGTAAACGTGGCAAATAGTGGCCTTGGCGAGGAAGGTATATTCTTTAGAAGGGGCTTTAGTGATTCTAATAAATATAATATTTCAATATTGGCCTATGCTCACGATGGTGCTGGAAATTTTTCTGATGGCATTTCTATAAATGGATATGATGGCGTGTCGTTCTGTACTGGTGCAAGCACTAGACAAGAAAGAATGCGTATTGTCGGAGGAACGGGTGCAACTAGTGGTTTTGTTGGTATAGGAACAGCTGGCCCCAGCGCACTTTTACATATAAGAAAAATAGATTTAGTAGATGATTCAAGGAACGCTTTATTACTGCTAGATGGAAAATTTGCTGCGGCTGGCGTTAACTCAGGGGATGAGGTTGGAATTGCATTTAGGGTTGAAAATTCTGGGGGCGGCGCACAGCAAACAACTTGTATAACATCGTCTTATCAACCTAACCGCAACAGTTTAAATTTACAACCAAACGGAGGAAATGTTGGAATAGGAACAAATAACGCTGTTTATAATGTTCACGCGCAGACGACTTCAGCCTCTTTCACTCATAACATAAAATTAAACAAATCCTCAAATGGCGGGGATTATGCTGAAATTGCATTTCAGTTATGGAGCGGAGCGGGGACTGGCACTAATACATTTGGTGGCTCAGGGACCTCTAGGCCTAGCGTTGTCTTAAGGGCGCTCAATGAGTCAACAAGCTCAGCTGCAGGAGCGTTAGTTGTAGGAACGTTTACTGGTGGAGCAACCAACTCAACTTTAACAGAAAAATTCAGAATAGCATCTGATGGTAATGTTGGTATAGGTACAAATGCTCCAGATTCTTTATTGATGGTTTATAAATCTGGGGCAGATTCAATAATTCACGTAAGGGGAGCGTCCAATGGCGGAGATGCCAGAGTCAGGATTAATGGATATAATAGTTCAGAACTTTATCTTGACAGGAATGGACTAGGCCGATTCGCTTTTAGACGAACAACAGGAACGGATGATCTTTCACTTCTTAAATTAAACGATAATTATACAGATAATTCCACAATTATGTTTTGGGATTATAGCAGCGGCAATGTCGGTATAGGGACAAATAATCCGGGTGCCAGACTGCATGTCCATCTTACTGGTAGCGCGGGAAGTTTTTCTAATATAGGTTTATTTAGGGCTGGCCCAGACTCTAATTACTCAGGAGCTGAAATTTTTGTAGGTCAACAGGGGAATAGTCGCGGCTTAGTAATTCGTGGAGGTAGAGGTACAGGTGATCAAGCTTTAGCACATTTTTATCTTAACCAGTCTGGAGGAACGATCCCTAGCACAACTCAAGATCATGTAATGACGTTCCTCCAAGGGGGAAAAGTTGGCATAGGGACAACGCAACCCGGAGTAGACTTAGATGTAAACGGTAAATTATCTATTGGATCTACAAATGCCAGCTTTGATTTATATAACAACGGAACTACATATTTAAATGGGAACGTAACAGTAGATGCAACTTTGAGCGTAACCGGGGGAGTTGCTGGAGTTAGCGTGATTAATTCCAGCACTACTGATTCTGCTGCCGCTGACTCTTATTTAAATATTTTCAAAACCGCTGGTTCCGGTGGGGGATCAAGAGCAACCTTAAGAGTTGGTTATGATGCTGCTAGTTGTTTTCAAGTTTCACGAATAAGAAACAACGCAAACATTTATATAAACTCGCGACAGAGTGGAAGCGAGATGGTCTTTCAGATTGCCGACAATGAACAAATGGCATTAAGCTCAGGTCAATTAAAGTTCCCAGACAACAAAAAAATTATAATGGGAGCTAGTAATGACCTGCAAATTTATCATGATGGTAATAATTGGATTGATGCGAATGGTGCAGGGGATCTATATTTAAGAAATTTAAATTCAAGTGGTGATGTTATTGTACAAGCAGGTGCAAGTGGTGATGTATATATTAAAGTTCATTCTGGAGAAACTGCTCTTAAAGCTACTAATAATGGCGCAGTAGAACTTTACTATAACAACACCAAGACGTTTCAGACTACAGCTAGCGGGGTAAAATTAACACAATCTACTAGTTATTTATTCGGCGGGGATAGTGAAATATTAGCAGGGCAGGATTCTGGTGGTTATTATTTTGCCACCGGTAATGGTCAAAATGTAAACAAGCCAATTTTCATTGGGGATAATGCTTCTTATATAAAATTCAAGACTTCAGATTCGGAGGTAGTAAGAATAGATGCTAGTGGTAATGTTGGTATAGGCACAACAAATCCGGGATCGTACAAACTATTAGTAAGCGGGAATAGTTATCTTGACGGCACTGCTTACGTTGACGATGCATTAACTGTTGACGGTTATATCAATTTTGAATCAGTAGGTGATTATCTCACGTTTTATGGTAACTCTAATGCCCACCATTCTATTTCCTCTCGTAATTCTTCGGGTAATCCAGATGACGATATAAGAATTAACACATACGGGGGGCTTTTCATAAATCTAGATAGTAATGGTAATGACAGTTCAGAATCACATTCAAGTTTCCAAATAGGTAGGCACGCGGGTACGGGGGCAGTCTCAGCTAGTGACTTATTTTTAAATTTATCAGGTGAAACAGGAAAGTTAAGATTATATAAATACGGCTCAGGAACTCATACAGGAACTGCTGCTTATAAATTATCTGTAGATTCATCCGGGAATGTTATAGAGACCGCAATCGGGGCCGGAGCAGTAGATGGTTCAGGTACGGCCAATAAGGTGACTAAGTGGACCGATGCTGATACCATCGGCAATTCTCAGATAACTGACAACGGAACGTCAGTAGGAATTAATGTCTCTCCAAATACCGCTAATAAGCTGGAAGTAAATGGCCAACTTAGAGCTACGACTGGAATGTTTGGTAATTCGTCATTGGGTAATACCGCCGTTAAACCAATTCACATTAAGTACGGAGGAACTGCAGAACTTCGGCTTGAAGATTCTACAAGTTCAAACTATGTCTATGACATTAGTTGTGACTTTACAAATGGATTTAGAATAACAGATGTTACTAGCAGTTTAGTTCCTTTTGCGATTGAGAAAGCTACCGGTTCTGTTGGTATAGGAACTACAAGTCCAGACTATAAGTTACATGTTGCAGCAAATGGAGGTTCTACTAATGGTATAAAAGTAATCAATAACAGCGCCAGCACATCCGCTAGAGCAGTAGTTAGTTTGTTCAACAATTCGGGTTCTGCGTCTGGCCTTATTTTGTCTGGCAGCAATTACACAGGAGTTAGTGGTTGGGCTAATCGGCTTGTGATAAACACTGATTCAGGTATTTCAAATGGAATAATGGTTCGTCCTTCAACAGGAGGATTCAAAGTGTCAGCCAGTGGAGTCAATAATAATGATTTATTTGTATCCTCCAACGGTAATGTTGGAATAGGCACCGCAACACCCAGAACTAACCTTCACGTTTACGGCACGGGGGTAGATAATGGACTAGCTAAGGTTAGAATCGGCGGTAACACCAATAATACAGCTATGCTAGAGTTAGCAGAAACTGAAAACAATTCAGGAGTCATGACTTATGGATTCTCCATAAGAGCTGATGGTGGAAGCGGTGGAGGTTCTACTAATGATTTTCAAATAAGATACCATGACAATAGTACTTCTGGCGTGACCGGTTTCCACATGGAGAGGAGTGATGGAAACATTGGTATAGGAACCATTAGTACTGGGTATAAGTTAAGTGTTGGGGGTAACGTTTACATTTCGGGAACTTTAACTGAAGCTTCGAGTTTAGCTATAAAAGAAAACGTCGAAACATTTGAGCCGAGTTTAGATATAATAAACAAAATACGTCCAGTAAAATATGATAAGAAAACAACCGGTAAAAAAGAAATCGGTTTAATCGCGGAAGAACTCGCAGAACTCTTCCCAGAATTAGTTGAAAAGGATAAAAACGGTAACCCTTCGGGTGTAAATTACAGTCGAGCAGTAACCGTGCTGTTGGGAGGATTTAAAGAACTCTATAAAGAAGTTCAAGAATTGAAAAAAAGGATTTAAATGGCATCATTAGTAAGTACAACTGTAAATGGAGATTTAAAAGTAACAGGAAGCAGCAACCTTTTCTTTGAGGGTTCTGCTAGTTCAAACACTTTTGAGCCGGGGACTAGAATCTATGGCGCGGGGATAACTCTTACTGGCGGCGCTTATACTTCTGTTTTTGAGTATACCGTTCCCGGCGGGTTAGCTGGAAATTTCAGATTTTTTGTTAAAGGAACGACTGGTAACGTTGTTGTGCCTACCCAAGTAGATGTTGTATTAAACCATTCTAAGGATATCACTATAAAGTCTCAGACTGGAAACTATACTCCGCTTCATGTTAAAGTGCTTACAAACAACAATGAGGACTGCTTAGTTCAATTAAAAGCTGATACTTCTGGTAATGCAAACGTTACTGTATACATTGACGTTATAGCTTTCGGCGATGGGTCTGTTAGTTTTAGCAGCTTCGGAAGCTATACAGGAACTTCCCTAGAACATAAATGTAATTTTGGTTTCTCTTTCAGTACAATTGACAATACCAATGCATCTAAATTCGTAATGGATGGCGGAAATGCTGACGGCGGCAGATTAGGTATAGGAACAAATAGCCCCGCTCAACCATTGGATGTTTTGGGTAAAGTTTCAATTAATTCTGATGGGACATTGAATTGGGGAGCGGCCCGAGACTATGGCAGATTAACTTGGGATACAACTAACTCAAGAGCTATTGTTAGAGGAGAATCTGGCAAAAATTTATCTTTAGGAGCTAACGGTACGCAAGACTACGTATTTATTAAAACTGACGGTAACGTTGGCATAGGCACCACTGGCCCCGAAGCACGACTTGATCTTCACGCTGGAAACATGCTAATAGGTGATTCATATTTAGATCATCATAGCAGTAATGATAACTATGGATTACAAATTAAATCTACAGATGCTACTCAGGTTGGGTTAGAGTTAAGGTCTAACGGCGGAAGTAACGCTGCTGGAACATGGCACGCGACACTGTATGGAGCGGGCAGTTATTATGGCTTTCTTGATGCCCCGTGGGGCGCCTGGGATGTCAGAAAAACTGTTAACGGTGCATTGCAGATAGACCAAGGTAGCGGGCTAGAGACTGTATTGACAACTGCTACGACTCCTACATGGGCAAATCTGGGGGCAGGCTATCGGACTAATTATACTTTAGGATTTCGAGCTCCATCAAGTGCTTATGCTGGACTTTATTTTGAGGGGACGAATGGGGGTAGCGCTGGATACTTTTTAATTAGAGGTACAAGTGATACTGGTGTTTATACAGCAGAAGGTATAACTCTAGTTGCTGATCAAGGCTGGCTGACTTTAGCGCAACGAACTACAAGCTCAAAAGGTGTCCGTATAATGACTGGAAGCAGCACTTCTCGAGATAGGATAACTGTTTCAACTGATGGCGATATTGTGTTGGGCGTCCCGACAAATAGTTTAGCCCCAGCAACAACCACAACACTTAAAGGATATTCTGTTCAATATGATTCAGGAGGCGCGGGAGAGCGACTAAGTAATACCGGATTTTTAACTTGGCACACCGGAGGGAGTTGGACGGGTAACGAAAGAATGTGGGCGCTTACTAACGCTAGCAATATGGCTGGGGGAGGAGGTCCAAGATTCACGCTTTTAAGAGGAACCGCTAACAACGTTGTCCCGACGCTTGGTAATAATGGAACTCTTGGAACTAATACTGTGATAACATGTTTTTGGACAAATAATGGAGATTTTCATAACGCCGGCCCTGTTAGTATAGTAACTCAAACACTGCCAAGCTCTAACAAATTTCACGTTTCATCTAACCAAGCGGGAAGCGCAAGCAAGTCCAGTATTGCAGTAGTGTCTGTAGCTGACAATTCTACGTTTAATAATGGTACTGCCGCACTTCACGTTATCAACAGTGGAAATAGAGGAACAGCGGGTAATTCAATTGGTTCAGATTTATTACGGCTGGAATTCAGTAATGGCATCCATACTATTTTTAATAAAGACGGGTCAGTTGGTATAGGAACAACAAATCCGGGACAAAAACTTGATGTCGTCGGAGCCGGGAACTTTACTGGCAACCTGTACCTTGCTGGAAATAGTGCAAGTCGATTTTATTTTGGGTCAAAACGTGCATTGGAGGGACAAATTATCAATAACTTTCTGGACGTAGGTGAGGATTTTGGTAGCACTAGAATGAGATCCTCAACGTCTGTCTACCCCACTAACAGCATAACGCTAGGCACATCGTCAAGCCGATGGTCTACCATCTATGGTGCGGCTGGAAATTTTAGCGGGACAGTTACAGCAACTACATTCTCCGGAACTCTTTCTGGTACTGCCGACAAATCAAACATGGTTACTGGTAGCGCATTTGCGACAACAGGATCACCCAGTAGCGTTTTAGAATATCAACAAGCCGCCAGCATAACTGATACAAAATTAGCTCCTACTTCAGACTGGTATAATACTATCAGAATGGGACATGGCAATCCATATAGTTATTATAGTAATACTATTGCAATGCAGATGACTGGTACTGGTGCTGGTCAAATTAAAACACAGCGAATTGCTAACAATGTCGCGCAAGGTTGGAGAACAGTTTGGGACTCAGGTAACGATGGTTCTGGGTCGGGTCTGGACGCAGATAAATTAGATGGTTTAGAATATAATCATTTCGCTTATAGGGCTTCAGGCGGTACTGGATATTATATAGTAAGTAGCTGGTTGCAGTTTAGTGGAACTTACGGACCTTATTGGAACGCGGGTGTAGGAGCAGGCTGGCACATATATCCTGCGAGCACTGATTCGATGAGATGGCGTGCAAGTAGCAGTGCCGTTAGGTCAAACTTACGCTTGGATGTAGGCTCTAGTAACTATGGTAACTTATGCGCTTCAACGACCATGGGGTATGGTTTGAGAAAAGCGAATGTCAATCTATCAACCGACAGCGACTGGGATTTATTAATAAACACTGATGGTAACGTTGGTATAGGAACAACGAACCCGAGCCAAAAACTTGACGTTAATGGAAACACGGAACTTAACGGAGCGGTGAATATAGTTGGTGGCGGATGGCTTTCTTTTGACGGAGAGCAGGGGCTCAGAAAATCTGGTAGCTGGCTTTATTTAGCTGACGGGGGATTCACAAGTGGATTGTATACTCGTATAAAAATAAGGGTAGACGGATATGATGTTTCTCCATATCAAGATACCGCAAGTGTCACGTCAGCCACAACGCTAGGTATATCTACTAAACGATGGTATAATGTCTACTCTCAAGCTGGGAACTTTAGTGGCACCGTGACAGCCGGTGGAATAGCCTTGGGAGCCGGTAATCTAACAACTACTGGCAACATAAGCGGAAATGGATCAGGCTTGACCGCTTTAAATGCTTCAAACATTGGCTCAGGCACAATTAACGTCGCTAGATTAGGTAGCGGCGCAACAAGTAGTAAATTCTTAAGGGGAGATAATACTTGGCAAACTATTAGCAGTGGATCAAGCCCAAATAACTCTACCATTACTATAAGCACAGGAACTGGTATTACTGGGTCTACTAGTTTTACCCTTAATCAAGCATCCAATCAAACTATTAGTTTGGCATGTGATTTGGGTGAGTTGCCTGATATGACTCAAAGTTGGTCTAGTAATGATGAGTTTATTGTTTTGGATAGTGGATCGCAAAAAAGAAAGCGGTCTGCAGAGATTTTTGGTTCCAACGCTTTTAATAGTACTACTATACCAACAAATAATAATCAGCTAACTAATGGCGCGGGCTACACAACGAATACAGGTACAATGTCTAGCTGGAATTGGGGTATAAACTCTGAATCCACGGGAGCTAACATAGGCAATGGAGAGTTAGTTAGAATAATAGCGGGAACAAATGTAACAGTTAGTAGAAGTGGAAATGATGTTACTGTCAGTGCTAGCGGCGGCGGGTCAACTCCAAATAACAAAACCATAACACTGTCAGCAGGAAATGGTTTAAGTAATGGTGGTGCTTTTACTACTAACCAAAGTTTTAACGAAACGATTACTTTTAACATTACTGGTCTTAATTCAAGCGGTAACGGCTCGACGGTAATGAAGCATATATCTGTAGGCGCTGGCACCGCACAGACTTCATCTAATGGTATCAGCTTTAGTCAAAGCGGAGGCATTAGCATATCGGCAAGTGGAAGCACGGTTTCATTTAGTTCGTCTTCAGCTTCTGATTACAGGCTAAAGAAAAACGTAACCGACTTTAACTCAGAGTCTTGGACAAAAGTTAAAAGCGTTAGCTGTCGCAAATTTGATTTCGATGCTGAAAAATTTGCTCAAGCCATGCAGGACGATTATACTATTCCTCGTCCTGCATCTTACGGAGGAAGAATAGGATTTATTGCTCACGAGCTTGAAGCTTTAGGTATTGATGGAGCGGTAGAGGGCGAAAAAGATGGCGTAGATGAAAACGGAATACCTATATACCAAAAGGTAAGTTATACGACTCTTGTGCCTGTTTTATGGGGTGCTCTAAACGAAGCGATAAGAAAAATAGAAATATTGGAAAGTAAAGTCCAAGCCCTTGAAGATAGTAGTTAGTGGCATCCATTGAATTAAATTTAATAGATTACCCAAAGGTAAAAGTTGATTCTGAAAAGGAGCTGCTTGTAAAAATCCGCGAAGAATCTGGCGAATATTACATAGAACAAAAAATAAAAAAAGGCACTGTCAGCCTTAAGATGCCTATTGTTAGAGAATGGATCATCGAAGCTTTCAACGGCGATAAAAAAGTTTTTAATTACCAATACAAATTAGAAGGGCAAATAGTATTCATTAGATTTGTTAATACTGCTCTAGGTGATGCTATTGTATGGCCAGAGTACATTGAAAAATTTAGAAAGAAATATAAATGCAAAGTCTATGTAAAGGTAAGATACCCGGAGCTATTTGAAAAAAGTTATCCTAATATTACTTTTCTTAAAAAAGGTCAGAACTTAGAGAAGATTGACGTACAGGTAAACGCAAGTGTTATATTCGGCGGAGTGCCGATGCTTCAATGGCCCACTACAATACTTAATTTAAAAAAAGAAGAATTACGCCCAAAGATAGACAAGCCAAAATTTAAAAGAAATATTGAAAAGAAATATGTTTGTATTGCTACTCACGCCAGTTCATATCATAAATACTGGCTGCGAAAGAACGGATGGAACGATGTAATAAAATATCTTAAAGATTTAGGTTATGAAGTTCTTTGTATAGATGGTGATGACGTAGCTGATTATGGGTTAGTAAAAATGCACGTACCTGACGGTTGTATAAAAAGAACAGGAAAAAGACCTCTATCTGAAAGAATTAACGACTTACATTTCTGCGACTTTTTCATAGGTCTTGGTTCGGGTTTATCTTGGTTAGCTTGGGCTGTTGGTAAACCTGTTGTTATGATAGCGGGGTTTAGCGATGAAGAATGTGAATTTGAAAATCCGTACAGAGTTATAAACAAAGATGTTTGTCATGGTTGCTGGGGGAAGCATGAACATGAAGAAGTAATAGATAGGTTTATAAAAAACTCAGAAGGAGTTGTTTGTAGATTTAAAAGCGGTATAGCAGATCCTTTCTATTGCCCAAAACATTACGGCACATCAAGACAGCACGAATGTTCCCGCGAGATAACTTTCGAAATGGTTAAAGAAAAGATTACTAAGTTAGTATCCTCATTTTCTCATGGCCAACAACAACCTGTGGGTCAATAAAGATTTTAAATCCTGCTTTTTTTGCAAGGTGGCAGAATGCAACATCTTCAGAACAGTAATCTTCTAAATCGCCGATTTGTTTTTTAAGCTGACAGAACCAAGGGTATTCAACTTTTTCAAATACTCCCTTTTTAATTAACATGAAACCCATGCCGTTGTAATCAACTTCCATCAAACCTTTATGGTTAGCAACGTCTTGTTGTTGCAAGAAATAAAATGAGCCGTTCTTTTTATAATACTTTTGATCCCAGTCCTTAACGCAGGCGAAGTTCTGCCCGTTCTCAGTTTTATAAATTCCAGAAACAATATCTTGATCGTAAGACATTAGCTTTTGTATTTGTTCAAAGCCAAAAACAATATCTGAATCGATCCACATTATATATTCGTAATCGATTTTACCATCAAAGGGGGCTTGGTGGATGCCTCGTCGTACATCGGCGCCAAGGCACAGGCATCTTGCGTAACTTACCATCGAAGAATACTTGTTGGAAAGCAATGGGTTGATTCCATTCTTGATACACTTAAGTAAAGTGTCTGTCCAACAATTTAAAAAGTTTCCTGAGAACTCCCTACCGGGAATTGCAAAAATGATATTCTTCATATGCAGGAAATATTCTACCGATATTTTAGACATAAGTCAAACAATAGTGTATTTTATATTAGTAGCTGCAGCTTGAGTTGTTTTAATACAAAGTCGGCGCTACCATATAAATACTTGGCTCATTGCGAGAAAGTATCTTCTCACCCAGCCGACGGCGGTAAACAACAAAAAAAACGCTAGGGTGAGATATATACTAATGACATGCTAACAAAAGAAGATATCAAGTTTCTCGCGAGGAAGACAAAGTTACCCGCCGAAAAAGCTCAATCTTTATTTGAAGAAAAAACCGACTCTGACTTGGTCCTTGAGCAGATCAGCAATAAAAGACTTACAAAAAAAGAGCTGCTAGAATTATCCTTCCCAATTTTCATCAAAATACTTATCAACAGAGAGATGAAAGACATAGATCAAAAATATAAAAATTATGTTTCTGATTTTGTGGGTGTTTTTTATCCTCAGATAATGCTAGCTAATAGAATCAAAACTAAGGTTCCAAGAAAGCCTTCTGAAGAAAATGCTCAATACTTTTTTACTTTAGCTAGTTTTTTTGAAGAGGACATGGTGGCTCAAATGAATGTCCAGCAGGTTCATAAAATTTTAAAATACACAATGGATACATTTGCAGAAAAGAAGGGAAAAGACTATGTGGAGGCTATGTCTGTAGGTTATGAGTATTTTGGTAAGATAAGAAAAAAGTGGATGTCATAGACTATATTGTGTAATATTAATTTGATATGAAAGCACTTTCAGGTAAAAAAACCTACTTCACCGCTGGTGCAGCGGTACTGACGGCTCTCGGCGCTTATTTCGCTGGAGAGGTAGATCTCACGGTAACTATTCAAAGCTGTTTTGCAGCTCTTATGGTAGTTTTTCTCAGAAAAGGAGTTACTTCCGAAGCTGCGAAAACTACTGAAAAGCCTAGCGAGTGATGAGTTGGATCTCTTCTATCCTTGAAATTCTAAAGTCTTTGTTTGGATATTTAAATAAAAAAACATTGACAGAAGAGGAAAAAATTGCAAGAATAAAAAGAGAAGAGAAACAGCAAGTAAAGAATGACTGGAAAAGTACTCAGGATGAAATTGATCGTGCTTTTAAGTTTGCTAAGTCTCGCCAACGGGTGCAGGACGACAAAAACTGAAGCTATATCAATCCCTGAAGTTCCCCAAAACATTGTTCAGAGAATGATGACCCATCCTCAAATTGACCAAGCTTGGGAACATGCTCCAGAATTCACGCGAGATGTTTTAAAAACAATTTCAGATCAAGCTGCGCAGCTTGAGTTGAAAAACATAAATAACAACTAATTATGAAGAATATTATTCTAATGATTGTACTGCTTGGGCTGACTACCAGCGTCAACGCAGGAGAGAAGAAGGAAAAGTGGTTTGGTGTTGGTGTTAAGCCTGACCCAAACATCACTGTTCCATTCCTTGGAGTCAAAGCTCCACTGCCCACTGTTTGTGCTGGTAAAGATGTTTCGGCATCTTTTGACCTCAAATGCAACAAGCAAGGCGTAACCTTTAAACTACCTTATTTTAAGTTTGATTGGGAATTTCCCGGTGTCTCTGTAGGTAGGGGGGAGAAGAAGGTTACTATCGGTAAGAAGTAATCTTATATAAATTACTTATGAGGAAGCTCTGGGCCTTACGGGTCTAGAGCTTTCTTTTTTCCATTTTTGGAAAAAATCGTGTAGAATATATAGTAACAATGAGCAAAATAGACAAACTAGATTTTGACGTTAGCTTAAACGCTTCGTTTAATAAAACCGAGTCTAGAGTTGTCGACTTTTACGAGAAAAAAGATACTGACGAAAATCGCGACAAAGAAGATGATTTAGTTTCTTTTTCTTCTATTTTAGTAGGGTGTTTTAAAAACAAAATTAAAGCAAGCGAAAAAAGAGTTCGTGTCGATTCCGTTATCGATGTTTATAAAAACGCTGAAGACACTTATAACCTAAAACAAAACATAACTCTTTCTGAGTGGTGCATGGCATGCGTAAATAATTACTTAAGCATATCTCAAGGAACAAGCTTCAATTTAATTCCTACCGAAGCTCATATCGAGCAAGCTAAAGAAGACTTAAAAGAATACAAGCTAGAAGAAAATTTTGCAAGTGTTGATGAATTATACTTGGAAACTCGTAAAGAGTCGATTCAACACGCAGTAAGCGCTCATTGTAGATACTTTTAAAATGAAAAAGCCCAAATATACAACCACATTTAGCTCGGTAATCAAACCAGTTGTATCTGAGGAAAAAGACAAATATCTAGCTTTGGCTTCTATGGTCGAGTTGGAAAAGTTTTTACCACAAGTAGATGTAGAAAAAAACGTTGATTTGTTACCCGTAGCTTTTAACGCATTCGTCGCCAACAGAGTAAATAAGAATGGTGATGTAGTTGATACCGATACGGCCATCGCTATGCATGACAACTTTGTTAATAAACCAATTAACATTGAGCACAACAGAAAATCAGTAGTTGGAACTATTCTAACCGCTGGCTTTTCGCGTTTTGGTAGCGACGAGCCAGTAACTAAAGAAGAGCTTAAAGATACTAAAGAGCCATTCAATGTCACTTTAGGTGGCGTAGTTTGGAAAATAGTAGATCAAAATCTAGCTGATAAAATTGAAAGCTCAAGCGATCCTACCAGTAATGAATACATGGGTATTAGCGCAAGCTGGGAGTTAGGATTTAGTGATTATAATTTAGTCGTTCTTGAAGGTGAAGAGAAAAATATAGAAAACGGTTTGGAAATCTCTGATCCAGCAGAAGTTGAAAAATACGCTGAAAAACTAAAAGGTTTTGGCGGCCAAGGTAAGTTTGACGAAAACTCAAGCATTTACCGAAAAGTAATCAACGAAGTAGTTCCGTTAGGTATCGGTTTAACTGAAAACCCTGCTGCCGATGTGCAAGGGGTATTAACTGAAAAAGGAACTGAAGAACATAAAGCTTTGGCGAAGGAGTCTCTTGAAGAAGAAACAATTTCCCAAAATCCAAACAATACTGTAAAAACAAAGAAAGTAGAAGCTATGAAAATAGAAAATCTAAAAGACATATCGGATGAGTCTCTACAGACTCTGACTGCTTCTGCTATTCATGAGTTTATTCAGGAAAGCCTTAAGAAAGCGTCTGAAGAGTTTAGTGCTCAGAATGCTGAAAAAGAGGAATCCTTGAAAGATGCTCGTGAACAGCACGAGACGCTCTCCAAGGAACATGATTCCTTGAAGACGCAGTTAGAAGACATAAAGGCTCAGTTGGAAAAGCTTGAGGCCGAAAAGGCTGAAGCTGAAAAGTTGGAAATGTTTAATCAAAGAATGGCCTCTTTTGATGAGAGATATGCTTTGAATGACGAAGACCGTAAGGTTATCGCCTCTCAAATCAAAGATCTCGATGAAGAATCCTTCGCAGAATTTGATAAAACTATTTCTGTACTTCTTTCTACCAAAACTCATTCAGCTGTTGAAGCCTCTCAGGCCGATCCAGAAGAAGAGGAAGAGACTCAGGAAGAAGAGCAGGCTGAAGAAGCATCCGCTTCTGCAGTGTCGGAGGTTGTTGAGCAAGCAGTAGATAATGCAAAGAGTGAGACAGTTAACATTCCTGCATCTGCTCCCGCTGAAGAGCCTACAATCTTTGAGAAATATGGCAAAGCTTTTGCCATGGATCAATTTGATTTTAAACCTTAACCCAAATATAATTAGAAAGCTAAAACATTATGGCAAACGAAAGATTAAAGCCCTTTAGGGATTATAGTGAGCACGATGTTATCAATCTATTTGCTTTTGGTGATCATGCTGTCACATTGGGCACAACTGACGTAGTTTACGCTGGATCAGTTGTTAAAGTCCGTACTGGCTGGCAGAACACTGACGAGCTGTCATTTATTGGTAATGTCGGAGCTGGATACAACAATACCGTTTCTCAACGGTATGGAGTGAGCGCGGAAGTTGAGTATACTGATGGTGGAGCTGATGAAGCTGCTCTTGGTATTACTCTCTACGACGTGAGAGAATTCGACGAAAACGGTGAGAAGCTTGCCTTCAATCCACGCAAACAGGCTGAACTTCAGGCTAGCTTGACTGGTCAAGCAGTTCCGATTGCTACACGAGGACTATTCCTCATGGCTACCGGAGCATGGGCTAGTTCTCCGGGTGTTGTGTTCAACCAAGACGTTTTCGCTACTGGCGATGGTAAAATTACTACCCTCGGTAATAAAGCAGATAATAATCGAATTGGTAGAACGTTGGGTAACCCTGACGCAGATGGTTCTGTGTTGGTTAAGTTCGACTTCACACAAGGTTAATAAGAAAGGAGATTATATAAAATGAAATTAAAACTTAAAAATACTCCAGAGCAAGTTGAACTGATTAAGGCTATGGGTTCTAAGAATCCTGAAGTCTCTCGCCCCGCAACTGAAGCTTTTGCAGCTTTTATCGGGCCGGTTGTTCAACAGGTTTTGCAGCAGGCTAATACCGCTGCATATCTTTATACTGACGTAGAATACGACGAAGATGATAACCCAAGTTATCCTCTTGATTTGTTTTACGAGCAGAACGGTAAGGATAACTATATCACCATTTACTCTCAGCAAATGGCTGGTGGTCTTCCTTCTTCGCAAATTGCTGGCAATGCAGAGCTTAAGGTCTCAACCTACAAGCTGGACAGCGCAGTTAGCTTCCTCAAAAAGTATGCTCGTAAGAGCCGCTTGGACGTGGTAAGCAAAGCTATTGAGCGTATGTCTAACGAGATTGTTGTAAAACAGGATCGTAACGCTTGGGCTGTTGCTCTTAAGGGTCTTGCAGAAGGTAAGGGTAAGTTTGGTACTGGTAGTGCTGGTGACAACGTTATCAATGCTAGTGCTGGTGCTTTTGGTCTTGCTGACATCAACTCAATGATGACCAAGATGAAGAGAATTAATGCTTCTTACGCTGACGGTACTCCTACCGCTGCTTATTCTAAGGGTCTGACTGATATCTTCACTTCTGCTGAAGTTGTTGAAGACATTAGAGCAATCGCTTACAACCCATTCAGCAACAGTGCTGAGCAGGTTGGAGATATTGTAAAAGACGAAATGTATAAGGCGGCTGGTGCAAACTCCATCTTTGGTATTAACATCGTTGATCTCTATGAGCTCGGTAACGGTCAAAAATATAACACATTGTATACTGCAATGGGTGGTACTTTGACTGGTGTTCAGGAAATCATTGTTGGTGTTGATAGATCAGCTGAAGCTTTTGTTCGCCCTGTTGCTCGCAACTCTGAAACTGGAAGCACATTTACTGCTCTTCCAGATGATCAGTTCGTTCAACGTCAGGACAAAACTGGCTTCTATGGCGGCTTGGAAGAGGGACGTGTCCTTCTTGATGCTCGCGCCATCGTTGGTCTTCGCAAAGACGTAACTAGCTAATAGAAAATATTAGATTATAAAATATCAACCCCGGTCCCGCAAGGGCCGGGGTTTTCTATTTTTTAGAAAAAAAGTGTACTTTTTAGTACTATAAGGAATAAGATTATGGCAGCAAAAAAAATCAGAGCGAAGAAAAGCGTGAAAAATATGTCACAAACTCACGCTAAACAGGAGTTCCAACCTACGACTTTAGACCAAATTTGGGGCGATACGGGCAGTTCTGCTTATGGGACTATGGACGAAGAGGTTTATGCCAAAAGAGTTGATGATATGAACTTATCTGACCTGCAAGCCCATGCATCCACAGTTGGAATTATCCCAATTGACAATAGGACAATGCTGCGAGACAGGCTCTTAAGAGAATTTAGAAAACACGTAGCCGCTTACCAGAAGCCAATTCAAGAAGTTGATGGTCCGAAGACATTAAGTGCCCAAGCTATGAAAATTCTTTCAGAAGGAAGATAATATTTCAGAAAAAACTGCCATATAGTGTAATAGAATTATATGGCAACGGTTTACAATTTTAGCGCGACACAAGGATCTCAGTTAAGTGTCCGTTTAAATGTTAAGGATGCAAGTGGTGATCCCATAAATTTAAGCGGTTATGCTGTAAGAGGTGTCGTTAAATATAGATACTCTAGCACTTCTTCTTTAGTAGATTTAGACCCCACTATAGTTTCTGGAACTACAGGATCTCTGTACGCGAGTGGATATGTAGACGTTTATCTAAGCGGGTCTCAAACTGCAGCTTTACCAATTGGAGAGTTTGTTTATGATATAGAAAAATATCCAAACGGAGCTTCAAATTCAGAAGGAGCTGTAGATAAAATATTAGCTGGAGATTTCTTAGTATACCCTCAAGTAACTACCTAAGATGAGCTCCCAAACTGTAGTAGATGTTATAGTGAGTGGATCCACTGCTACGGTAGTGGATAAACGCGTCGATGGCGTTACTACAGTTGCTGGCGCTGCACCTGTGACAAATGTTAGCGGGCAAGTACCTGACCTTGGTGTTAATACTGACATTCTAGCGACACAAGGAGATATACTTTCCCTAACTAATGACGTTGCCAGCTTAAGAGCTAACCTAATTATCACAGGAACCAATCTAACTGATGAGATTGGACTTTTAAGCGGAACTTTAATTTCCACTGGTAATCAATTAAACTTTACGATTAATACTTTAAGTGGGGAATTAATTGCTACGGGTAATTCTCTAGATTCGTTTCGTAATGTCTTAAGTGGTAATTTAATCTCTACAGGGATAAGACTTCAGGATCAGCTTAACGTTAACACAGACTTAATCGCCGATTTAAGACAGGCTACTGGAGATTTAAATCGAGATAAGCTTGATAAAGCGGGGGGAACCATATCGGGAAATATTCTTCCTTCTACAAGTGGAACTATAAACTTCGGATCTGTCGAACTTCCTTTTTTAAGTGGCCATTTTAAAGACTTAATAGTCTCTAACAATACTTTATTTATTGGTGACGTCCCTATCCATTCTGCTAACGGAGGTATAGATTTCCTTTCGGCCACTGGGGAAACTTTTTTTAAGGACGTAACAATAAGAAATTTAACTGTTACTGGCACTGAAACAATCATTGATGTTGATCATTTAGCTGTTAAAGATAATACGATAACTCTTAACAGTGGAGAAGACGGAGCGGGAATATCGTTAATAACGGGTGGTATAATCATAGATCGGGGAAGTTTACCAGATGCAGACATTTTATTCAACGAGGAAAATGATAGGTTTGAATTTAATTTCCCTGTAGCTATTCAGGGAAGTCCTGTTATTACTAAAGGGGTTACAGGTTCATTTGTAACCCAAGGGCAGTTAGACGCTACTGGAATAAATTTACAAAATCAAATTATTTCAAACGATACCGATATATCAAATACAGTATCTAATTTATCAACTACAGGAAACACTCTTTCCAATAAAATATCAACTTTTTCAGGCCAAGTAGACCTAGACTTTTTAGCTACAGGAAGTTCAATTGATTCTCTTAGCGGCAACCTTATTGCTACTGGTAATACTTTAGAATCGAGTATTAACTCCATAACGTCTAACGTAAATACTACAGGTCAAACACTACAGACGCAGATAACTACAAACGCTGGCAGTATAACTTCATTAGATTCGGCTGTTAAAGCCACTGGGGTATTATTGCAAAATCAAATCACAGATAATGATTCTGAGATTAACACTCTGACTTCAAACCTTTCCTCAACAGGTCAGACTTTACAGGTTCAAATTATTGAAAATGATAATGATCTAAGCGATATATCTGGAAAGTTAGGTGAGACGGGATTATTTTTAAGTAATGAAATAGCTATTGTTTCAGGTGTGGCGGGGGGAGACAGATTTAACCAACTAAGCGGCAATTTAATAACCACGGGTCAATATTTAACAAGTGAGATTGCGATAGTTTCTGGAATGACCACTGGCGGGGCTGCGGTAGACGTATTAAGTGGACATTTAGTATCTACTGGTCAGTATTTAACTTCTGAAGTATCTACTGTTTCTGGGTTAATAACAAATAACGACAATGAAATTTCTGCTTTACTAGCAGCTACAGGTGAATTAAAAACTGATATAGCTGGAAACGCTACCAACATGGGGGCCACTGGTCAGTTTTTACAGAACCAAATAAATGGTAATGACAATGACATAGCAAACCTTAATACTAGGCTGATATCTACAGGAAACCATTTAGTAGATGTTACTAATCTTAATACTTCTGATATCAGGGTTGTCTCTGGGCTAGTGGTAAGCAATGACGGAGATATATCGAACTTACAGTCAGCAACAGGAGAATTAAAAAGTTTATCAGATTCTAATTCCGTAAATTTAATTTCTACTGGAGGCTTTTTAACATCACAAATAAGTATAGTATCAGGTATCGCTGGAGGGCAGGATTTAACTGCTTTAAGCGGTAATGTTATCGTAACTGGTCAAACTTTACAGACTCAAATACTTTCAAATGATTCTGAGATTTCGTCTATTACTTCAAATTTAATAACTACAGGCCAGTACCTAACAGAAGAGATAGCCATTGTCTCCGGGTTAACTACAGGTTCGAGTTCTGACCCCGCTTTGAGCGGCAAAGTTAATACGTTAAGTGGTAATCTTATAACTACAGGTCAGACGCTCACCACAAATATAAATACAGTTAGCTCGAACCTAATAGCAACAGGAAAAACTTTAACAGACAACGTCAACACCGTTTCTTCTAACCTTGTTTCTACTGGGTCTAGAATTGATGATATTAGCGGAAACTTAATTACTACAGGTCAAACTTTACAAACACAAATAACATCAAATGATTCTGATATATCTACTCTCACGAGTAATTTGGGCGTTACGGGACAAACTCTGCAGACTCAAATCACGAGTAATGATTCCGACATATCTACCCTTACTTCAAATTTAGTAACTACAGGTCAAACTTTAACCTCTGAAATAGCTATTGTTTCTGGAATAGCTGAAAATGCTAGTGACGAAGCTTTAAGCGGTAAAGTAAACACGTTAAGCGGAAACTTAATTACTACCGGTCAGACACTACAAACTCAGATAACGTCAAACGATTCTGACATTACCAGTCTTACTTCTAATTTAGTAACCACTGGGCAAACCTTAACTACAGATATAACTACAGTTTCTGGGTTAATAGTTGACAACGACGGAGATATAACGGCTTTAAAAACTGCGACAGGAGTCCTTAAAACAAGCACGGATAGTAATGCGGCTAATTTAATTACCACAGGTCAAACCTTACAGACGCAAATCACGTCTAATGACGGAGATATTTCTACCCTAACTACTAATTTGGGGACCACGGGCCAGACACTCCAGACTCAAATTACAAGTAATGATTCTGATATTAGCACTTTAACGTCTAACCTGATTACTACGGGTCAGACATTGACGACTGATATTAGTACGGTGTCAGGTTTAATCACGGACAATGACGCTGACATAACAGCTTTGAAAAGCGCTACCGGCGTTTTAAAAACTAGCACCGATGCAAATACTGCTAATCTGATTACAACGGGGCAAACGCTTCAAACTCAGATAACATCTAACGATGGAGATATTACTACTCTTACGAGTAATTTAGTAACGACTGGACAGACACTGCAGACACAAATCACTTCTAACGACAGTGATATATCTACGCTTACAACAAATGTCGGCACGACAGGTCAGACCTTGCAAACGCAGATTACCAGCAATGATTCTGATATTTCAACTTTAACATCCAACTTGGTCACGACAGGTCAAACATTAACAACCAATATAAATACGGTTGCGACTAACTTGGGGACCAGCGGCCAAACTTTACAGACACAAATCACCAGTAATGATTCAGATATTTCGACGCTTACAAGTAATCTGGGAACTACGGGTCAGACTTTACAAACGCAGATCACTAGCAACGACTCTGACATCAGTACATTAGATTCTACAACAGTTAAGCTGACAACTAACCAGAGTATAGCCGGGAATAAAATCTTTACCAACGACGTTACGATAAACAATTTAACAGTTACGGGAACTGAAGTTGTTGTTGACGTAGAGAATCTCGCAGTTAAAGATAATATAATTGAAATTAATAGCGGCGAAAGCGGCGCAGGAATTAGTAGGATTTCTGGTGGTATTGTAATTGACCGCGGAACTGCAACTAATGCGAATATTTTATATAATGACGCTAATGATAGATTTGAGTTAAACTTTCCCCTCGCTGTAGAGGGCGAAGTAGTAGCAAGCGCATCTAACTTAATTACAACAGGGCAAACTCTTACTACTAATATCAATACAGTTTCTACAAACTTAGGAACTTCAGGACAAACCCTACAAACCCAGATTACTAGTAATGATAGTGACATATCAACTCTGACTACTAACCTTGGTACTACGGGGCAAACTCTACAGACGCAAATCACCTCGAATGATTCTGACATCAGTACGCTTACTGCTAATTTAGGTACTACCGGTCAAACACTGCAGACTCAGATTACAAGTAACGATAGCGATATTTCTACGTTAACTACTAACCTAGGAACTACTGGACAGACTTTACAAACTCAGATTACGAGCAATGACTCCGACATATCTACGTTAACAAGTAATCTAGTTACAACAGGTCAAACCTTGACCACTAACATAAATACCGTTTCAACCAATTTGGGAACATCAGGACAGACTCTGCAAACCCAGATTACGTCCAACGATACGGACATTACAAATTTAAGTAGTAATTTAGTTACTACTGGCCAGACGCTCACTACAAATATTAATACTGTTGCCACTAATCTGGTGACGACTGGTCAAACTTTAACTTCAGAAATAGCTACTGTTTCCGGATTGATTAATGCAGGCGCTATTGATGGGACGGGGGTTAGTGGTTATACCGCAAGATGGTCCGATAGTAATACATTAACAACCGGCGCTTTATACGATAACGGGACTAAGGTTGGTATTGGAACAAATTCTCCAGTTGCATATCTTACAGTGTCAGGTAATATTAGCGCAAGTGGTGAATTTTCTGGTTACGCAGGCGAAATAATTAATACTGCTGCAGGAGGAGGTGTAGGCCCGGGAGACGCAAATTATTCTTCCGTAGCTTTACTGTTGCATCTGAATGGATCCAACGGCTCTACAACGATTACCGACAGCGGTCCTGACAGTCTTGCAGTTACAGCTAATGGTAATGCAGCTATAACTACGAGCCAATCTAAATTTGGCGGCGCCAGTGCTGAATTTGATGGTAATGGCGATTATTTGCAAGTAGCAGCAAGCTCTGATTTTGATTTTGGAACAGGCGATTTTACTATAGAAGCTTGGGTTAATCCTAGTAGCACGTCGGAAGAAGATGTAGTTAATCAATGGCATAGTGTTGCCAGTGCATTCTCGGGAATGTGGCAGATTGCAATAGTAAGTGGTAAAGCAAGATTTAATTGGTATGACGGTAGTTCTAATACAATCACTGGTACAACGACTCTCTCTACTGGAACTTGGTATAATTTAGCCGTAACTAGAAGTAGCGGTACATTAAGATTATTTGTAAACGGTACACAAGAAGCAGCAGGGACAGAAAATGGCAGCTTAGGTAGTAGTTCGCAAAATGTAAGAGTAGGAGCTCAACTTAACGGAAGCGCGCCTTTAAATGGTTATGTCGATGAATTAAGAATTACAAAAGGAGTTGCTAGATACGGCGTTAATACATCACCAACTGTTACAACCGATTTAGAATATAATTATAACTTAAACAATGGTAGTTATTCTGGGTCTGGAAGTACATTAGCTGATCTAACGGCTAATGGGTATAACTCTACAATAAACGGAGCTACATATTCTACAGGTGATCGGAGTGAATTATCATTTGATGGTACTAACGATAATATAACGACGGGTAGAAGTTTTAATCTTAATAGTAATAAAGAATATACATTAGAATTTTGGGTTAAAATAGACGTAAGTCAAAGTTCGTTTAATTTTACAAAACCTCTTGCTACTGACTATAACGGCGGCAACCCATACTTTATGGTTGGCATGAGAGGCCTAGGAGATGGGACTAACGGTGGTAAGTTGGATTTCTGGGAAAGAAATTCTTCAGGTACGGAAATATTAGCTAGAACATCCAGCACATATAATGATGGTAATTGGCATCATGTAGTATACGTTGCAGATTCAAGTAAACTTAGGATTTACGTTGACGGAGCATCACAAGCTGTATCATCCAGCAATCGCCCCGGCGGAACGATAACATCCGGTTCAAATTGGACTATTATGTCAGGTAATAGTTCATTTTTTAATGGTGATATATCTATACATAGATTTTGGTACGATAAAGCATTATCCGCATCAGAAGTACTTGCAGAATATAATAATACAAAAAGTATATTTACAGGGGGTAGTCTTAACTTCACAACCCAAACTAGTGAATTTCCGAATCATGGAGGCGCTGGTTCAGTCTCTGGCTCCGGCTTGTATATAAAAGGTGGATCAAATAGTAGTGATGAGTATATTCTGCGAGCATTGTCGCAAAACGGAACAGACCGTTTTACTGTAAAAGGAGACGGTAATGTCGGCATAGGCACAACTGCTCCTGACTATACACTTGACGTAGCTGGCGACATTGGCGTAAACCAAAAAATCTACCATAACGGAGATCCTAACACTTACCTTAACTTTTTAGATGATAGATTCAAAATTAACGTCGGTGGCATAGTATATATAGATTGCGACGATTCTACGTCTGCTCCACACAACCTCACAATAAATGATGGTAGTAATAATGTAGATTTCATTATTAAGGGAACTAATAACAATCAAGGTAACCCGTTATTCAAGACTGATGCAAATACAAATAGAGTGGGGATCAACGGCGTAGGCTCTCCCGAAGCCGAATTGGAAGTTGATGGTACGATTCTAGCTACTGGCCCCGACCCCAAAATTGGTATAGGAACGATTACTCCGGCTACATCTCTTCATATAGCAGCTCAAGCCCCTCGTATAAGACTGGAAGATACTTTAGATACTAGTAATTATTCCATGATTTATGCGGATAACGGTCAAGTTACTATATCCGCTGATGAAGGCAGCGCTCAAGCAGGGAGCGCCTTAATACTTAAAGTTGATAATAACGAAGTAATGCGGATGAATGGAGCTAACGTTGGCATAGGAACTAATTCGCCAGCAAGAAAGCTACATGTTAGTGGGGGAAGTGGGAGCAGGTCAGATGTTCAGGTTACTTATGACGCCCTTGGGACATCTGCAAATGATGGCGCACAGTTTGGCATCCAGAGTGGTGGGGCTTATATATGGAACTATGAAAACTCATCCATATATTTTGGCACCAACAATGGAGAGCGGATGCGGATAATGACTGACGGTAAAGTTGGCATAGGGACAAATAGTCCTGTTGCAAGACTTCATGTTCATGAAACCACCGCGGGGAGAATTCAGCTTACGAATGGCACTTCTAACGCTACTGCATCTGATGGCCTAGCAATCGCTGCAGAGCTTTCAACAAGAGCTTATTTTTGGTTGTATGAAAATGCGTACATGCAGTTTGCTACAAATAACGCAGAGAGAATGCGTATTACGGCTGACGGTAATCTTGGCATAGGAACAAATGCTCCAAGCAGGAAGTTCATGATTTTCGGCGGAAGCGCCAGAATGGGGATAAAAAACAGCACAGAAGGTGTTGTTCTTGGTTTACTTAGTGATGATGCAGGCTATCTTCATTTAAATAATGGGAGCGGTACTAATACAATACAGCTGCGAGGAGATACTGTTTCTTATTTTAACGCTGGTAGCGTTGGGATAGGAACAAATGCCCCCGACACAAAACTCCATATAGAAGGCACTACTAAAACTTCCGCCACAATAGAGTCTACTGGCAATCATGCTGAACTAATAATAAAATCAGAAAATAATACCTACAGTCCCTATGTAGTGTTCAAGGACGCAGGCGCCGATAGGTATTTTATACAGGCTAACCCAAGTGACAGTTTATTATTTAGACCCCAAGGCACAGGTACGACTAGCAACTGGATAGTATTTAGTAGCAGTGGTTCTTTAGGTATAGGAACACAGACTCCGGGTTACAAGTTGGATGTCAACGGGACAGCTCATATTGCAACCGCTCAAGATTCTGTTGCGCCGTTAACGCTTAAATCTACTTACAATGGTAGCACTGCTGGCCCGCTGTTGGACCTGTATAGAAAGAGCGGCACCCCCGCTGACGGAGATAATTTAGGGACTATAACATTTACGGCTGACACAAATGTTGGCTCTATAAATGAGTTCGCGAGAATAGAATCCACGGCCCTTGACGTAACAGATACAACGGAAGATGGCGCTTTAAAACTTGCCGTAGTAACCGCGGGAACATTGCGTAGCAGAGTATATATGGACTCTACCGAGACTGTATTCAATGATGCAAGCCAAGATTTTGATTTCCGTGTTGAGTCTGACAACAGCGCTCACGCTTTGTTTGTTCAAGGGTCAAGCGGCAATGTCGGCATAGGCACAAATTCGCCAGCTCATAAGTTGGAAGTCTACGGAGGAGGCGGGGGAACTTTTGGCGCTATAACCAACCGCCAATCAGCTAACGCTAGCACAGATGGAATAGCGACTGTCAGCTATGACAGTGGAAATCAATCTTTAAGATTATGGGTAGACGCTAACGGCCACAGATATCTTAACGCTGGCACTACAGCGGTTATTTCCTTTACTACCACTGCTGTTAATATAAGGAAAGCTACAACATTTAGCAGCGGCAGAGCTACATTTAGCGGCACGGCTGGTGCAGATGGAGTTGTTCTTGCGGGTGGTGAAGATAATAATCACTCAAGTAGACTATTTTTTGACAATGGCACGGCGGGAGAAGCAGTAACTATACTAAACGTTAGCGCTGGCATGCAGTTCAGGACACTCGGTACACCGGGTTCTAGTAGCGGAACCACAAGGATGTATTTAAATTCTGCGGGCAATCTTGGTATAGGAACAGGTAACCCTCCTCATAAATTATCTATTTACGGTACTGGAGCCGGGAAGGCTACTGTTCAAATTGAAGGAGAAGGTGGAGCTGATCCATGTATAAATTTCCTTGTCAACAACACAACTCACTGGGCCGTGGGAGCTGATGATTCAGCTAGTGATTCTTT